GTCAAGCAAAAAAGAAGAACGCTGCAAGCGTTCTTGATTGTTAGCTGGATTTGCCTATAAAATCAACCCGCCATCTCGAACGCCTCGCAAGGGGCGTTATTGGTCTCGCCGTAGAATCGAATGTCATCGTCCTGCGAAACCTCCAAGCCCTTCGCTTTGCACAGGCAATCGCCGTCGCAAACGTCGTTCGGAACACAGTGTTTACATTTCCCGCAAGTCATCTTGTTTCTCTCCTTTCCTGTCGGGGTTCCTTTTTCTTTTCATTCTCATTATAACACTTTAAGTCTCAAAAGTCAAGGTTTTGGCAAAAATTTTTCGGAAAAAATACTCAGGGTGCTATAAAGGCGCGAGCCGTGCTATGCGGCCCGCGCCTTTTTCTCATATCAGCCCGCTCGAATGAGCTTATTCAGGAGCGAATCGTACAGCTCCTGAAGGACCTTGCATTTAGCCTCGGCTTCTGCAAGCCGCGAATCGAAATCCGGGACGGGGGGGGTCTCCTTGATTTCCTCTGCGGCATCACCATGCTGGATGCCCAGAGAAATGAGCATTGCCCGGTTAATCGCGGCCATCTCCTCATCCGTGGCTTGCCCATAGTAACTGCCAATTCGCTCGACCGCCACCGTGGTGATTTGCTCGCAGATTGCGATACTCACCCGGTTTGTGCTGTGGATGGTGACGTGCGTCGGCAAGTCATGCTTGGGCTGGGTGGTCAGGTAGACCATTTCCACGGTGCCGCTGTGCTGATTGTTCTTGTCGTTGGACACGACGATGGCGGGTCTGCCGGGGCGCTGCTCGCTTCCGACAGCTGCGTAACTGCTTTCGACGTACCAGATGCTTCCGCGCTTAATTTCCATGTTGCTTTACCTCCTCAAAACTTTCTCTTGCGATGCCGGCACATACCGGTAACAGAATCGAAGTCGCAGGGCTTACGCTGCTCGCTGTGCTGGCACTCATCGCAGAGCATGAGCACCTTGCCGCAGTAGGGGCAGAACGCCTGATAGCCGTCCCGCTCCGTGTCCCAGCCGTGAATCTCGACCTCCCGCTCGCAGTTAGAACACTGCTCGGTCACGACGTATGTACGCGGCTCAGGGCCGCTGTCCGGCTCCTGCAACAGCCACGCCCTGCACTTCGGCAGAGTATCGAACTCCTCCGTCCAAGCATAGCCGGTGCTGTTGTCGATGCCGACGAAGCTCTTGCCAGTGTCCAGATAGAACAGGCCGCGCGGCTCGCGGGTGGCGATGATGTCATCAGCCTCTGCTTTCATAATCATTCGGATTTCCACTCACGGCTCCTCCTTTCACGTTCACCCGAATATCAGCTCGCCAAACAGTGCGTACTGGATAATCATGTCGGCGCACTCGCCGTCCACATCTGACGTGTCGATGTAGCCGCTCTCCGCGTCAATGGTAACGGACACTCCACTTTCAATAGCGAGAGCCAGCCCACGCAGGAACTTGTCCAGCGTCAGCTCCCACTTATCGCTGCTCTCAGCATCATAGAGCATGAGGGAGCCACCGCGCGCAATCTGTTCATGGCCGTACTCACCAAGCATCTTGCCGACCGGCTTTGCCGCTCTACACCAGCCGGTAATACCGCCTTCCAGCGCCGTACACATAATGTCGTCGATGTCCCGCGTTGCCACACGTGCTTTCAGTTCCAGCTCCACCTCGAACTCACGAGATTCGTTCTTCATGCCTTGCATACCTCCTCAAAACTCTCCTTGCTGGCAGAGGCCAGCACTTCATTGCCGTACTCAGTGAGCATCTCCTTGAACCAGCGCTCGTTCTTTTCCAGCCACTTCTCGGCCTGCGCCTCGGTGAGCGTAACACCGTTCTGCTCTGCGGCGGCGATCACGTCCTCGGCGCACCAGCGAACAACACCATACCACTTCTCCACTCGGCGTCCTCCTCTCACCACGTCCGGCGCAATCCTGCCGCCGGCGTCAGCGCCACTCCGATGCTGCCGAACTCAGAGCAATCGGGCATATCGTGGTTGAACACGTAGACGAGCTGCTGCCCAGCGGACAAGTCCTCACGGTCCATCGGCCACTCCTCGGGATAATCGCTCACGTACAGGTAGCTCTCCATCTCGCCGAGACTGGTGTGGCTGTGGATAACGTGATAGACCAAAGCGTTGTTCTTCTCCTCGAATTCGACCACCCGCTTGCGCTGGGCCTCGTCGAGCCAGTAGCAAGCCCCGAGCGGAGGGGCGCTCTCAGAAACAAGGTCCTCCTTCTCGAACTGCTTTCTGATGGGCGCGTAGATGCCCCACAACTTCATCCGCGCAAGGGCCTCGGCTTTCTTTTCTTCTCTCGTGACGTTCATCTCAACTTCTCCTTTCAGACCAACAGGCCGCACATAAAATCGTCGAACACGCTGAAACTGTTGTCCCACGGCTTCGTACTGCCAACTTCGTTCAGCTTTCGCCACAGCTCCATCAGCTCGGCGTCATAAGTACCGGTGTCCACGTCAAGGCAGTGGTGGCAGCAGTATGCGGTCCAGAGCGCTCGCAACTGTTCCCGCTCCGATTCATTCTCGAAATAACCCTCGATGATGAATGCCTTCATGTAATCGAACTCAGCGGTCCGGTTTATGGTCCCGAACTGCCGCTCGATGTACGCAGCCGCATCCAGATAGCCCCCAACCTTCAGCTCCGCGATGATTTTCTCAATAGTCACCGTCGCTCACCTCCGTTTCACGTCCGCAACAAAGTCCTTGACCGAACGGCTTACCGCCCACCAGAAATACGGCAGCATAAGCGCAAACACCTCGCCGCCCACCGCGAAATATCCGCGCTGGGCGTAGGCGTAATCAGCAGCGAGGCGGTACAGCCAGATGCCGAGCAGGGTCAGGATGGCGTACTTTACGATGGCGCCGGCGTCCGGGCCTTTCTTCTTCCGGCGGCGCTTTCTGCGCCGGGGCTGGGCCAGATAGGGGCAGCCCTGCCCCATGTAATGCTCGGTCGGCTCCCAATCAGAAAGCACGATCTCGTGGATTTCATCGCACCAACTATCGCCCTCGCCGATGTATTGGCAATGCGGGCAGCTGTCAGGGTTGCAGTGCATCATGGCTCAATCCTCCTCATCCAACTGTTTTCTGAGCATCCGAGCGAACTCGTTGTACGCCCGGATGCTTTCTAAGCTGTTCCAATCGACCTGCTTGTAGCGATCTGCCAAGGTCTTGTAATACTCCTCGTGTGTCACTGGGAAGCCGCCTCCTTCTCAAACATCCCGTAATAATCCTCTCCGAACTCAGACTGGCACAGCATGGAAATGCCGGCGTCGCCCATCTCCTCGCGGATGGCGTCCAATTCAGCGGGACTGTAGAAATCCAGCAGGGCAAAATACTCGTCCCGAATATCCTCGGGGATGTCTTCAACATCCCCGTAATCGAAATCGTCCTCGTCTGCGGGGGCCTTCGCGCTCCCCAGCCCTCGACAGCCCCAGTCATCCCAATACCGATAGCCGCCCCAGCCGCCGAAACCGCCGCCTCCGCGGTGGAACTTCCTTTCGATGTATTCGTACTTCGGGAAACCGGGCAGCGCGGCCTCAGCCACGATTTCAAGAACCTTCTTCACCGTCGCGTTCAGGTGCTTGCGGTTGATGTATTCGTGCTGCGTATGCGCGTTGTAGTAGCCGGACGAGAGGTTGACCGCCGCCACACCCAGCTCCGGCGCGACATAGGAAATATCGCTGAACGAACCCCACTCGGTCTCAAATCCCTTTCCGGTTATGTACTTCTCGAACTCCGGGTTGTCGCAGTCGTAGAACACCGCGTCACTCCGGCCTTTGCGGTCGATTTCGATGAGCAGCTTCATCTCATCCAGTTCCTTCGGGGTCTTGCCCGCTTTGTGTTTGGCGCAAAACGCCTCCGCACCAACGCCGCCGATTTCCTCATCGCAGGTGAACAAGAGCCACGGCTTGACCTGCGACTGCTCATAAACGGCGGTCAGCGCATAAACGCCGCACCGGTCATCGCCGCCGATGCCCTGCGGGGACATCAGGATGTTTCCGTTCTCAGTCCGGCAGATGTGCTTCACTGGCTCTTTGTGAACTGTGTCAAGGTGAGCCAGCAGCATAACCGGGGCCTCGCCCCGGACAAGGATGTACTTGTTCTTGCAAACGACCGTGCGGCCGCGATACATCGCAACCAGCTTGGCAAACAACTCTTTCTGGGTGGGCTTCAGGTATTCTTCCAAAGGTTTCATACAGCTTCCTCCTCTTGTTCCTCAATGACCGCCCCACAACGCGGGCAGGTTCCATCACTGCGCATTTCAATCAGCTCACCGCAATGCGGGCAAGCATCGTAGCGTTCAGCACAATCCTCACAAACGCAGGTTTCGCACCCGTCTGCGCGATAAACCACCCGCATATCATCCCGATGGTGTAAGTCTCCGCAGCGGTCGCAGCAATAATAAAGCTCATCGCGGCAGTCCGAGCAGATGCGGACTTCCTCTCCATCCCGATAGGCGTCACGCATCCGACGGTCCAGATGCCACTCGCCGCACTCATCGCATTCGCTGCAATATTCTTCGCGGCAACTGTCGCAGACATTCTCGCCGTCGATGTAGCTCACCATGTCCTCCGGCCAATATTCCTCGCACTCGTCGCAGTAGGTGTAATGCTCATCGCGGCAATCCTCGCAGACCTGAATCCAGTCTCCCTGTTCGTTGCGGACATTGAATAGCTCGTCACAGCGTCCTCCGCAACAGTCGCAGGTGTAGCTCCCACGGCGGCAATCGTCGCAATAAACTCCGTCGTTGGTTTCCTCACCGCAGACGATGCACAGACCCCAGGTGCCAACTTCCAGAGGATTCTCATATTCCAAATCACAATCCGCGCGGACGCTGACGTGGCCGTCGAAATCGCTGTAGGTCCAGTCCGCGTAACCACCGAAGCCTTCTCCAATCACCACAAGGTCGGACCTGTCGCCGACAGTCGAGTAGGTCTTCCAAAGATTCGGAACATTTTCCAGCATAGAAATCTCGCGCTGGACCAAATCGCGGTAGAGCTTGGAATCCTCGGCGGCCCCGTAAACTCCTCCGGCGGTGTTGTACATCCGGCTCTGCATCAACAGCCCGCTGCTCGGGCGGTAAGCGAAAATTTGGCGGGTGGTCTTCCGGTTGTTCAGCGTCTCCGCATCCATCGGGTCATTTACCGTGAAAACGATGAAGCTGACCTCATCCCGGGCGTATCCAGTGCAGCCGTTGTTGTAGCTGTACTCGGTCGAGTTAAACGAGTGGCAGCTCGTGAGGGTCGCGCCCCGGCTGTCGCATTTAGGATTGCTCATCGTGATGAAGTGCGCCGGATTGATGCTGACAAACAGCTTGAACCCAATCTTCTTGGCGCTCAATTCATCCGCGAACTGGGCGTACAGCCTCTGGAACTCGCTGCCGGCGGTCTCATCCGCGACGCCCAGCGCCACGCAGAGCGACTTGAACACGCGGCTCAGTTTTCGCGTCGGAGTGTAGGCTTTCGGAGCCAACAGCTTGATGGCCGAGATAAACTTCTCACGGTAGGTCTCATTGGCCTCCGGGTTCGAGAAGAAGCTGATTGCGTTCATCACCGTGTCAAAATCATAATCACTCGACCGCAGCGGCTTTTCGAGAATCTGCGTAGCCAACTGATAAACCCTGTCATAATCAGGGTTGTGCGTCCGGGTCCCGTTGATGACCAGCGCATCCAGCTTCGCATCCCAGACGGGGGACTTGCTGAACAGCTCCCGCAGGTCCTGCTTGGCGTAGCTGCTGTCCTTTGCGAGCCGCTTGATGAACGTGTCGGTGACGTCATCCAGAACGTCAGTCTGCCGGGTATGTGCGCCGTAATCGCGCAGGGCCTGACGGATATTCGCCTCAGCCCGCTCGATGATTTCCTGCATTTCCATTTTTGCTTACCTCCTCAACATTCCATCGTTGATGTAGTTTGCGAAGATCCAGTTGCGGCAGGTTCTCTGCCGGCGGGTGTAAATCCCCGGCGGGTTCGGCTTGTAATCCGCGAACTCGATGCGCCGCGCATCCGTAATCGTGACCCGGATGTTGTGGTTGTCCACAAAAACCGTCTCGCCCGGAGCAGGAACGAACGCAATGTGTGTGTTCTGCCAGTAATTAAAACCGGCGCTCAGTCCGCAGAGATAATAGGCAACCGCCTTCGGATGCTCGATGACGTCGATGTCAACGAGCGCGGTCGGCTTGTGCAGCGTCCCGTAGTAAACGCGATTGTCCTTGCCACCGAGAAAACATTCGGCGCAGCATTTGGAAATGTCCACGCCTCGGATGTCCCGCAGCCAGAAGAATTCGTGATACCGCTTGACTTCCAGCGTTAAGTGCATTTACTTCACCTCCTCCGTCTGATTGGCGGGGGCTTTCTTTTTGCGCCCGCGCTTTTTCGCAGCCGGCTTCTTGGCTGCGGCCTTCTTCGTGACCGGCTCGCTGACCGCCCAGCTCATCAGGACCTTGAAGCTCCCGTCACCCATCTTCTCGATTTCGCAAGTCCAGCCCTCGCCGTTCACCGAAACCGAATCGTCCTCGCGGTTCGCACTATCCGCGGCGGACTGGATCTTGTCCATCGCCTCGTCGGCGACGATTTTGAGCGCCTCGGCGGCTTTGAGGTACTCGGCCAGCCAGTAGGCCGCCTTCTTGTAGCTGCGGACCGTGTAGGTCGCGTTGGCCTGACACCGGCCCGCGCCAATCACGATGTCCATGACGTTCTCGTTCTCCACGAAATTCGCCTGTCCCGGCTCGTGGACCTTGACCCAGCGGCCCTGTTTCAGTTCTGCCATTTGTTTGTCCTCCTTGGCTTTATGTATTTGCCCTGTCATCATCAGGCCGGGTGGGGCAGTTCCCGGCGACGCCCTTTCGGGCGTTTCGACTTAAATCGCTTTCAGACTTGCTATGTACTTCCGTTCGGCCTCGATATAGGCGAGGTCATCTTCGCTCGGGCCATTCTCGGATTGAATCAGATCCTCGATGAACCCGCGCAACGCGCTTTCCATAATGCTGATGATTTTCGCATCCATCTGAAATTCTCCTTTCCTGACTGGAAGTGTTTTTGCTCAAACCCGGCAAATTATTGAAATGGCTAAGGTTTCAAAAAGTGCGCTCGCTTTGGCGATGGCACTTTTTCTTTCGTCTTGCAGCTCTCCTGCGGCTGTTACCAGTCTCCCGGAGCCGGTTGTAGAGGAAACGCCCATTTCTACTCCGGCACCGACAGCGACGCCGGCAGTAGAGACCGCGGTAAAACCTTGGTCAGATGAGGATGTCGAGGCAATGGTCCTGACCCTCGCTGGTGAGTGCTACGAGGACAAAGAGCAGGATAAGCGCTTAGTCTGCGAAGTCATCCTGAATCGGGTAAGCGCCGGAAATTTCGGCGGCGATACGGTTCTCGAAGTTGTTTCGGCCCCAAATCAGTTTGATGGGTACTGGCGGCAGTCCAGACCTGTCAGCGAGAACGATTACGAAATCGCAGAACAGGCGCTCTCAGACTGGTACGCCATCGGCTGTCAGCCACTCTCGGACTATCTGTTTTTTGAAGCCGGTGAAAACCGCGAAAACATCTTTCGATGCGAATACTGATGAGTTTCTAAGGAGGACAAAAAATGTTTGAAGTGCGAATTACCATCGAAGCCCCGGAACTCGCGGGGGCAATCAACAATCTTGCTGCGGCGATGGGCGGTGCCAAACTCGTTCCCCAGCAGACCGCAACTCCTGCGGAGCAGCAGCCTATGACGAATCCCAAGACCAATGCCCCTGCTCCCGTTCCGCCCGCCCCGCTGCCCAGCCCCGGTCCTGCGGCTCAGGCTATGCCGAGCTATCCGGCACCTAATGTTCCTCTGGCCCAGCCCCCCAAGTACACGGTTGACCAAATCATGGCTGCTGGTGCTTCGCTCATGGACGCCGGCAAGGTGAATGAGCTGATGAATCTGCTCCACTCCTTCGGCGTTCAGGCCGTCATGGATCTGAAGCCCGAACAGCTCGGCGCGTTCGCCACCGGCCTGAGAGAGCTGGGGGCGAAGATATGAGTAGCCACGCACTGCTTTCCCCGTCCAGCGCCCACCGCTGGCTGAACTGTCCCCTTGCGCCCCGGCTGGAAGCCACCCTCCCCGAAAAGCCCAGCGAGTACGCTCGTGAAGGGACAGTGGCTCACAGCGTCTGCGAGATTACGGCCAAGAAGAAGTTCAAAAAGGTCAAGGCCGCCGAGTACAACCGCGTCATCAAAAAGCTGAAAACAGATGCGGTGTGGGATGATGAAATGCTCCATACGGCTGAAACTTATGTGGAGCACTTGACTGAACGGGCGATGGAGTTCGCCAACGAGCCATACATCGCCTTCGAGGTTAAGGTGGACATCTCCGATTACGTCCCAGAGGCTTTTGGCCGCTGCGACTGTGTGATGTTCGGCGGCGACACGCTTATCATCACGGATTACAAGCACGGGAAGGGCGTTCCAGTCAGCCCGGACGAGAACCCTCAGCTCATGCTGTATGCCCTCGGTGCGCTGAAGCTCTACAAGCCCCTGTTCGGCGCTGCCTTGAAGAACGTAACGGTCTACATCGACCAGCCTCGCATCAACGCCTACGACGGATGGACCTGCACCGTGGATGAGCTGCTCACTTGGGGCGAGAGTGTGAAGCCCAAAGCGCAAATGGCTTTCATGGGCTTCGGTGAATATCATGCCGGCGACTGGTGCCGCTTCTGTCGGGCCAATGGAATCTGCAAGGCTCAGGCTGAACAGCAGATTGGGGCGTTCGATGATTTCAGCGCGGCCATCGGAAATCCCTCCGCTTTACTCAGCTCCGCAGAAATGGGAGAGGTGCTGAAGCGCGGCGAGACCCTCGTCTCGTGGTATGAGAGTGTCAAGGAAAAGGCGCTCGAATCCCTGCTCAATGGTGAAAAGATTCCGGGCTACAAAGTCGTGGAGGGCCGCAGCACCCGCTGCTGGACCGACCAAGATAAAGCCCTTGATAGGCTGCAAGAGAGCGGCGTAGATCGCGCCGTTATCTACGACAGCGTTCCGAAGACATTGGCGCAACTCGAAAAACTGCTCGGCACCGCGAAGTTCAAAGAGCTGGTTGGGGAGTTCGTGACCAAGCCGCAGGGCAAGCCGACGCTGGCCCTCGAAACTGATTCCCGCAAAGAGTTCAACAGCGCCGCCGCTGATTTTGCCGGCGTCGCAACGCAGAGTTAAAGAGTGAAGATGCCGCAGCGCGAAAGGAGAAAAAAGTATGTACAACAACATTCCCACCAAGGTCCTGACCGGTGAAGTCCGGCTGTCCTACGTGAACCTCGTGACCCCCCGTGTAAACAATAACGACCCCACCGCGACCCCGAAGTATTCCGTCACGCTGCTCATCCCGAAGACCGACACGGCGGTGAAGGCGAACATCGACGCCAGCATCGAGGCTGCTGCCAAGGATGCACAGGCGAAGATTTGGGGCGGCGTCCGCCCTCCTGTCCTGCCTATCCCCATCCATGACGGCGACGGCGTCCGTGAGAACGGCACCCCCTACGGCCCCGAGTGCAAGGGCTGCTGGGTCATCACGGCAAGCACGAAGAACAAGCCGCAGGTGGTGTCCCAGAGCGACATCAACACGGAGCTGCTGCCGCAGGACATCTACAGCGGTATGTACGCCCGCGTGACCATCAACTTCTTTGGCTACAACACCGCTGGCAAGCGCGGCGTGGGCTGCGGTCTGGGCAACGTGATGAAGACCCGCGACGGTGAGCCTCTGGCTGGCGGCGCTTCTGCCGCCGCAGACTTCGCTGGCGTAGGCCAGACGGTCGCAGCTCCCGCTACTCCCGCCTACGGCGGCGCGATGCCGGCCACTCCGGGCCAGATGAGCTACCCCAACACCGGGTATGCTGCGCCCGCCCCGGCTGCTGACGGCGTAGCACCGTGGGGTGCTTCTGATGGCCCTTACGGCCAGCCTCAGCAGGGTAATCCGATGGGCGTTCAGCCCGGTGCTATTAACCCCCTCACCGGCCAGCCGTATTTCGGGTAAACGCGAAAGACACGCGGCCGCAGAATAAGCGGTCGCGTGTCTTTTTTCTAAGGAGGACAATTCTATGTTTGATTTTGATACCCCTCGGGATGCGAAGCTGTTCCGCATCGACCACCCGAACGGGTACATTGAGATAAATGTGGGGACGTTCTTTGGCACCTCCCCTCAGAAGAAAGTGAACAAGCTGCTGCGCCTCGCCCGAAAATATTGCACGGAGGACCAGCGCAAGGAGCTGCTCTGCAATATCGTGGAGGAGGCCAAATACCGCTCGGACATCCTTGATGAGCTGGACAGTCTGATTTCCAAGGGCCGGATGCTGTTCCACGCTATCTTTGGCAAGCAGTGGCCTACCGACATCGTTTCGAGAACTGGGTACAACGCCATCGACCACCAGCGCAAACAGTTAAGCGCTTATGCGGAGGTTATCGCGGGAGAGAGGTGGAAAAGATGAAACACCACCTCAGCATTGACCTTGAAACCTTCAGCAGCGTCCCCATCGGGAAGTCCGGGGCCTACAAGTACGTGCAAAGCCCGGACTTCGAGATTCTTCTGTTCGCATATAGTGTTGATGATGGTCCGGTGGAGATCGTGGATCTGGCGCAGGGTGAAATTCTCCCGGACTGGCTCTACAAAGCAGTGGAAAGCCCGGAATACATCAAACACGCATACAACGCTGCGTTCGAGTGGTACTGCCTCTCGAAGTTCTACGGCCACCTGCTTCCGGTGGACCAGTGGCGGGACACGATGCTGCACGGCCTCTACTGTGGCTACACGGCGGGCTTGGACGCCACCGGCAAGGCGCTGGGGCTGCCCGCTGAGAAACAGAAGCTCTCGGTGGGCAAGGCGCTCATCCGGTACTTCTGCGTCCCCTGCACCCCTACGCAGTCGAACGGCGGACGGCACCGCAATCTGCCAAAGCACGACCCGGGCAAGTGGGACTTGTTCAAGACCTACTGCCTGGGCGACGTCACCACCGAGAAGGAGATCGAGCGCCGGCTGTCAGCATTTCCCGTGCCAGATGACATCGAGAAGCAGTGGCAGACCGACCTGCTCATCAACGCCAGAGGCGTGGCGGTGGACATGGGGATGGTGCGCGGCGCTCTGGAAATCGGAGCGCAGTCCCGTGACCGGCTCATGCAGGAGGCCGTCTCCATCACCGGGCTGGAAAACCCGAACAGCATCGCCCAGCTCTCGACATGGCTGGAAAAGGAGACGGACGCCACTGTCACTGACCTGCGGAAAGACACGGTTGCCGCTATGCTGGAAAGCAATGCTGTGACCGGCTCGGCCAACCGGATGCTTGAAATCCGGCAGGAACTGGGTAAGACCAGCACCAAGAAGTACGATGCTATCGAGGCCGCCGTGTGTGCCGATGGCCGGGTGCGGGGGCTGCTTCAGTTCTACGGAGCCAACCGTACAGGCCGCTGGGCGGGCCGTCTCGTGCAGGTCCAGAATCTCCCGCGTACCTACATCGGGCAGCTCCCGCTGGCTCGTGAGGCCGTCAGGAACAAGCAGGAGGACAAGCTGCGGTTCCTCTATGGCTCCGTGCCTGATACCCTGTCTCAGCTCATCCGCACGTCGTTTGTGGCCTCCGAGGGCAACAAGCTGGTGGACGCTGACTTCAGCGCCATTGAAGCTCGCGTCATCTCGTGGCTGGCTGGCGAGCAGTGGCGGCTGGAAGTGTTCAGGACCCACGGCAAAATCTACGAGGCGTCGGCCAGCCAGATGTTCGGCGTTCCGCTGGAAAAAATCAAGAAGGGCAACCCCGAGTATGCCCTGCGGCAGAAAGGCAAGGTCGCTGAACTGGCGCTTGGCTATCAGGGCAGTTCTGGTGCGCTCATCGCAATGGGCGCTCTGAAAATGGGCATCCCCGAAGATGACCTGCCGGACATTGTTTCCCGCTGGCGGGATTCCAACAAGCGCATCGTGGACCTCTGGTACTCCCTCGAATCCGCAGCAGTGTCCGTCATTCAGACCGGTCACACAGCGGGCGTCCGAGGGCTGATGCTGGCCCGTGAGATGGACATTGAGAACGGGCTGGACTTCCTCACCATCACCCTGCCAAGCCGCCGCAAGCTCTACTACGCCAAGCCCTCGCTCGGCGAGAACTCTTGGGGCCGGCCATCCATCCTCTACTACGGCGTCAACCAGACCACAAAGCAGTGGACGCAGCTCGAAACCTACGGCGGAAAGCTCGTGGAAAACTGCGTTCAGGCCATCGCCCGCGACTGCCTTGCAATCGCCATCGAGCGGTTGGAGGCCGCCGGGTTCCCGGTGGTGTTCCACATCCACGATGAAGTGGTGGTGGACTGCCCTGCGGAGAAGGCAGACCTCGATGAAGTCGTGCGGCTGATGTCGCTGCCGATTCCGTGGGCGACTGACCTCCCGCTCAATGCTGATGGCTGGGTTGGCGATTTCTTCAGAAAGGATTAACGCCATGTTCGTACACAAAAACGCTGAGGGCTATCCTGACCCCACAGTCGGCGAAGCCATGAGCAATATCGCTCAGGAGGAACGACGCAAGGAGGCTGACCGGCTTGCCGCCATCAGCGCCCTTATCCCCGTGATGAAGGGCTGCGCGGAACTGGCCGGGTTTGAGGTCGTGGGTCGGATCGTCCTCATGGACAAGGAAACTGGCAAGAAATACAGGTAGACGGAAGGAGGTCGGAGCAAATGGTCAATGACCGCCAAATTACAATCTCTGTCGGCAACAACCGAAAGAGCGTGAACTGGCAGCCGCAGACCCTGATGCTGTCGGAGTTCTACGAAAAGCTCCGAATCCCCAGCCGGTCAACAGAGACGATGCAGGAGTATCTCTCCCTGCGGAAGTCTGAACAGGATGACAAGAAGGACATCGGCGGGTTCGTCGCTGGCACCCTGTCTGGCCCGCGCCGTAAGGCCGGGGCCGTGACGGGCCGCGACATTATCACCCTCGATTTTGATACCATCCCTCCCGGTGGCACCGAAGAAATCCTGAAGCGCGTGGACGCGCTCGGCTGCGGCTACTGCATCTATTCAACACGAAAACACTCACCGGCAAGCCCCCGGCTGCGTATTCTGCTGCCCATCGACCGCACGGTCACGGCAGACGAGTACGAGCCGCTGGCCCGGTACATGGCTGTCTGCATCGGCATTGAGTTCGCTGACCCGACCACGTTCGAGGCTACGCGGCTGATGTATTGGCCGAGCTGCTGCAAGGACAGCGAGTATGTATTCACGTTCGGCGATAAGCCCATGCTCTCTGCGGATGGCTTGCTGAACGCGATGAACGAAAAGTTCGGGGACTGGCGCGACGTCTCGAAGTGGCCGCAGGTCCCCGGTGCAGATAACGCCTATAAGAAACTGGCAATGAAGCAGAGCGACCCACTCAGCAAGGCTGGCGTGGTGGGTGCGTTCTGCCGGACATACGACATCTACGGCGCGATGGACACCTATCTCGACGGCATCTACGCGCCGGTGGATGATTCCAGAGGAAGATACACCTACCTTGGCGGCAGCACGACCGGCGGAGCGGTGGTGTACGACAACGGGATGTTTTTGTACAGCCACCACTCCACCGACCCCTGCTGCGGCAGGTTAGTCAACGCCTTCGACTTGGTGCGCCTCCACAAGTTCGGCGACCTCGACGATGGCGCTGACCCAAACACGCCCACGAACAGGCTCCCATCCTACACGGCGATGTGCAACCTCGCTGTGGAGGACGCGCGGGTCTCCCGGCAGCTTGCGAAGGAACGGGCCGATTCTGCTGTCGGCGATTTCAGCGGCCTGTCCGAATCAGCGTCGGCCAGCGAGGGTGATAACCTTGACTGGACGATGGACTTGGAGCTGAACCGGCAGACCGGCACGATTAAGGCTACCATCGACAACATCTGGCTCATCCTCGAAAATGACCCGAACCTTCGGGGCAAATTCGCGCTGAACGAGTTCGCCGGACGCGGCGAAGTGCTGGGAGACCTGCCGTGGAGCGCGTTTGACAAAAGAAGGGGGTGGACAGATAACGACAATCAGGGCCTCTACTGGTACTTCGAGAAGGTGTACAAGATTACCGGCAACGGCAAAATCGACGGCGCTCTGTCCCTGCACAGCGAGAAGCACAAGTTCAACGATGTGCAGAACTATCTCACCTCGCTCACGTGGGACGGCTATCCGAGGCTCGATACGCTGCTCGTGGAGTATCTGGGGGCGGAAGACCGCCCATACACACGCGCCGTAACCCGGAAGGCGTTCACAGCGGCTGTAGCGCGGGCTATGGAGCCGGGGTGCAAGTATGACACCATGCTCATCCTTGTGGGGCCGCAGGGCATCGGCAAGTCTACGCTCCTCGATAAGATGAGCAAGGGCTGGTTCAACGATGGCATCCGCACCTTTGAGGGCAAGGAAGCCAGCGAGCTGCTGCAAGGTGTATGGCTGGTCGAGATCGGTGAGCTGGACGCCTTCAGGCAGTCAGATACCGCCCGCATCAAGCAGTTCCTGTCCCTGCGGGCAGACCGGTTCAGAGCGGCCTACGGGCGTCACGTCAAGGAGCTGCCGCGCTGCTGCGTGTTCTTTGGCACCACCAACACCGCCACGTTCCTGCGGGACCGCACAGGCAACCGCCGGTTCTGGCCGGTAGACGTGGGGGTTCAGCCGAGGCTGAAGCTCGTGTGGGAAGACCTCGAAAACGAGGTTGACCAGATTTGGGCGGAGGCCATGATGCGGTGGAGAATGGGCGAGAGCCTTATCCTGTCTGGCGACTTGGAGAAAGACGCGATGCAAGAACAGGAATCCCACCGCGAGGTCAGCAGTAAGGAAGGCATCATCCTCGATTTCGTGGACCAGCCTGTGCCGGAGGATTGGCAGAAGTGGCCGCTGGACAAGCGCCGGCTGTTCCTTAATGGCACGGTTGAGGGCAACGTGACCCTCGTGCCGCGGGATAGGATATGCGCCTTGGAAATCTGGTGTGAAGCCTTCGGGGGCCAGCCAAAAGATTTCCGGTATTCGGAATCTTCCGAAATCAATGACATCCTGCGGTCCATGCCCGGATGGGAGAAAACGCCGAACGGCTTGCGCTTTGGGTACTGCGGGTATCAGCGCGGCTTTCTGCGGAGCAAAAGGAGGTAACGCCGAATGAGCAGGAGAAGTGATTTGGAAATCTTCAAGGACTGGCAGACCATCTGTACCGAGTTCGAGGCGATGGAGCGGATGTCCTGCATCCCTGCCGGCATCCGCAAGGTCCGGGCCGACCACATCTTCGATGAGGAGAAGTCGGTCCGCTGGAACCGAAAGATGGTGGAGAAGAACAACGCCGACTATCAGGCAGAGGTGGCGCGGCTCAGTACCGCGAAGAACAAGCGCCGCGATGCCATCCTCGAAGACATTTACCGGCTGATTCAGGAGGACGTGGGCCACGACCTTTCACGGGTCAAGGCCCAGCGCCTCTGGGCGTATGCGTGGGAGCAGGGCCATGCGAATGGGTTCCCTGACGTCTACTGCCATCTTCAGGATATGGTCGAGTTGGCTAAGATGCTTTTAGAGTGAGCGCGGAGGTAATCAGCATGGTGGTGAAAAAGGCTGGCGGCAAAATCTATGGCGCGGTTCTCACAGCAGCGGAGAAAAAGGCCATGAACATGGAGATCGAACGGCAGCTTGCGGAGTACACCCGGAAGCATGAGGTCGAGCTGAATGCGATGATTCTCTACGTGCTTCACGAGCAGCTTGGCTTCGGTGAGCAGAGGCTGCGGAAGTTCTTCGACCGGTTCTCGGTAGAGATTGACGCGCTGGTCAAATACTACGAGATGGACGATGAGGACGCCGAGTGGCTCTGCACCAGAAAGCTGCTGGATATGGGCATCGACGTGGCGAAGTGGGTCGCCGACGCTGAAACATTGGGCTGAAACATTTTGTGTCGATTTTACCGCAAGTCTAATTTCAGGAAAAATTAGAGAAGTTCAGGGCGGAAAGTCGTTCACAGTTTGTTCAATGTTTCAGGCGTCGAATGTTTCAATGTTTCGCCAATGTTTCAGCAATGTTTCAGCGGAAACCCGCATGATTACTGGCTTTTCTCCGTTTTGAAACATTGAAACATTCATTTCTATAAAAGATGAAAAATAGAGAGATTAGGGAGATTAGGGGATTACCCGTATATCTCTAATACGCCTAATTCGCCTAATTCGCGCTAAGTTACGCGCGCGCGAATGTTTCAGGAGGTTCAGATGAAAGAAAGCTATATTGAGGGGCGTCTTGTTGAAGGCGTGAAAAGGCTCGGCGGTATGTGCTTGAAGTTCGTCAGCCCCGGTACTTTAGGGGTGCCTGACCGAATCATCATTACGGCAAAAGGCCGAATCATCTTCGTCGAGCTGAAAACCGAAACAGGCCGCCTTGCGAAAATCCAGAGGTACACGATTGGCGAGATGCAGAAGCGCGGTGCAGATGTCCGCGTGGTCAAAGGCATCGACGAGGTAAAGGAGCTGCTTGCCGAGATCGGAGGGATGCAGGGATGATATTCAATCCATACCCGTACCAGCAGTATTGCATTGACAGCATCATTTACAATCGGGCAATCGGCCTGTTTTTGGATATGGGCTTGGGCAAAACGGTCATCACGCTGTCAGCCATCAAAGACCTTCGGTACAACCGGTGGGAGGTCGCAAAGCCTCTCATCATCGCGCCGAAGAAGGTGGCCGAGGCCACGTGGACTACGGAGGCAGCGAAGTGGGACCACCTGAAGATGATGCGGGTCGTGCCTATTCTCGGTACGGGCCAGCAGCGGTTGCGGGCGTTGGCTACGCCGGCGGACGCCTACGTGATAAATCGTGAGAACGTGACATGGCTGGTCGAGCATTTCAAAAATGCGTGGCCGTTCGACATGGTGGTGCTGGATGAAAGTTCGAGCTTCAAAAATTCCCAGAGCAAGAGGTTCAAGGCGCTGCGGCTGGTTCGCAGTAGGATTCACAGAATCGTGGAGCTGACCGGCACCCCGTCCAGCAACGGTCTCGAAGATCTGTGGGCGCAGATTTATCTGCTGGATGGCGGCGCACGGCTGGGCAAAACACTGGGCGCATATCGCGACCGGTACTTCGTACCCGGCAAGCGAAACCGCACGACCATCTTCAGCTATGACCCGAAAGAGGGCAGCTTCGAGATGATAAAGCGGGCCATCAGCGACATCTGCATCAGCATGAAGGCCAGCGACTATCTCACCTTGCCGGATGTCATACATAACGACATTCCGGTGGCTCTCGACGCTGCGGCTAAGAAAGCCTACGCCCAGTTGGAGACCGACCTGCTGTTGCAGGTGGATGAAAATACCATCACGGCGCAGAGCGCCGGTGTCCTGACTGGGAAGCTCCTTCAGCTTTGCAACGGGGCGATTTATGACGAGAATCGGAACGCCGTGGCCGTCCACAACTGCAAAATCGACGCTTTTATGGAGCTGATCGAGCAGTTGAACGGGCAACACGCTTTGGTGTTCTACAATTTCCAGCACGACCGTGACCGGCTTGTGGAGGCTTTGGCGAGTACGAAGTTGCGGGTGCGCGTTTATTCTCGGGCGCAGGATGAGATTGATTGGAACAACGGTGAAATCGACGTTCTGCTTGCCCATCCCGCGAGCTGCGGCTACGGGCTGAATCTTCAGCGCGGCGGGCATCACGCCATCTGGTTCGGGCTGACGTGGAGCTTGGAGCAGTATGAGCAAGCCAATAAGCGACTGCACCGGCAGGGGCAGGAGCATCCGGTGGTCATCCACCACCTGATTGTGCAGGGCGGCATGGATGAGGCCGTCTTGGAAGCCCTTCACGATAAGGGTGATATGCAGAACGCGTTGCTGAACGCGCTGCGCGTCCGCATCAGCAAAATTCGCAGTTAAAAAAGGAGGAGGCAGATGACCATGATTGGAACAGAAGAAATCGCCGAGATCGTGAAGGTAGCGGCTGGCGAGGTGCTTGCCCGGAAGGACGAGATTCTCGATGAGGAGTACGATGCCCGGTATCACGACGTCAACCTGCTGATGAAGAACTACCGGAAGCTGAAGGCCCACTACTCGAACGTGTCGCCGGAGACCTTGGAGGTCAGCGCCATCTGCTCGATGCGCCGGAAGACCGGCTTGATGATGAGCCACGTCGATAAAATGCTGGCGGCGTATGAGGCCATGTGCAAAGGCTCCATCAACCCGGACGAGGGTCGCCGGTGGGAGGCTCTTTATCTCCGCTATATCGACGGCGAGCGTATGAGCGTGGACGACATCGCCAGCCAGTTGAACATCGACAAGCGGACCTTTTACCGCGACATCAACAAGGCGATGGAGGATATGGCTGTGCTGCTGTTCGGCATCGAGGCCATCGGTTCGTGGAAGCACAAGCGCGGCACGGACGGAAAAAGGTAATAAAATCAGGAGGTTTTCGCCAGTCGGAGACCTCCTATTTTGTTACGCAAAATCGCCTTTTGCGAAAATTTTTTCAGAAAAAAATTCAGAAAATCATTGACATACACGACTTAAAGTGCTATAATAAGAATGTAAAGAAAAAGAAGGAACCCGACGAGAGAACGGAGGTTGAGAAAAATGACAGCAGCAGTTCGAGACTGCATCAAAGCAGAATGTGAATACCGAGAATGGCGCGAATGCCCGCTTTGGTATTGCGTCAAGACAAAGCTCAGAGCCGACGGAAAAGTCGAGAGCGAGATCGTTTCGGACGAGAAAACCAAGATTGCGATTGCGATTCAGAGCGCGGACAAACCGCTTGACGGGGTTTTCGAGGACACGAGCGGAGTTACATATTACACCTATCACGCGGGTTACGCGGAGGCCGCCAAGCAGGTTGCGCTGGCAAAAGCGATGTAGGCAAATGCAGCAGACCATTTCAGTCATTTGCATCACCTTCTTTCATACCACCTGTGCGGTGGCTTTTTCTCTGCCTAAAATCGTACTGATAGGTGAAAATAACGCCGTCAAGCGCAGTTTCTCGGTAATACATTCCGTCCGCATACCACTCGCGCCGAATCTCCTCACCATCATTCAATTCTGGCAGGTTTGCTTTTGCCGAGCTTGCAAGTTCTGCCGCAACCGCAAGCAGAACCGAAGGAAGGGCTTTCAAGCTCCCTGATTTACGTCATCAGCGAGAAGCTCCTCGATGGTGCAACCATAGAGCTTCGCAAGCAGGGGCAGCTTGTCGGCCCTCGGCTTTGCAAGCCCGCGCTCCCATTTGCTGACTGCGGATTCCTTCACCCCCACGGCCTTGGCGACCTCACGCTGGGTGGGGATGGCTCCGCGAAGTCTCCGCTCTCTCATTACGTTCATCTTTTCACCTCCTGAACGGTTCCATGCGGTGGGTTTCTGTACTTACATTCTCATTATAGCACTGCATTTCCTGAATGTCAACTCCTATTCTCAAATTTTCCGAAAAATTTTCCCCTGTTGACAATGTGAATTAAAAGACATATAATAGACTTTAAGGAAAGGTGGTGTCCCTATGGACGGATTCGGAGAACGACTGAGACGCCTGCGGAAAGAACACGACATTACTCAGGGCCAGCTTGCTGAGGTTATCGGTGTGGTCCCCTCTGCTGTGGGAAAGTATGAACGCATCCCCCAGTCCTATCCCAGTGTCGAAGCCCTCATCAAGATTGCCGACTACTTTAATGTCAGCACGGATTATCTTCTTCGTGGCGTACAGATCGCGCCATCAGTGGAAAACAATCTGAACGGGCAGATGCTGAACAGTTCTTTTGTTCAAGCAAACCACGGTGGCGTTGTCTTCAATGGAGATTCGCAAAAGGCGATTTCCCCGGAGGCTATAGAACTGCTTCGCATTTATGAAACACTGGGCGGACGTGACCGCTTGAAGCTACTGAATATTGCAGTAGAGCTGGAAGGAGGCTCGAAATGAGAGTGACGCTGGACATCAAACAGAAATGCTCATTCTTCTGGCTGCGGGGCATTCGCCGCGCCCGCATTGATAAGTGCTGCGCGAAATGCTTTATCGGTGAGGTTTACCACGAAGTCTATGACGGGACGCGCTATAAGGAAAAGGCTCACGTGGATCTGGAACTCCCACCGGATAACAGCATAAAAGCCTATTACCTCTGCGGCCTGAGCCGCGGGTTCAAGTACGAAGACAACACTCACGTTGCCTTCGTCCCTTGCGCTGGGCAGAATATCGAAATTGAGAATGACCGGATTCGCCTTGTGATTACTGACGCTCGCCAAATTGATTTCCAGAGCTACAAGCCGAATCCTGCGGGCGAATACACGGATGAACAGCGTACTTGCCGCAACTGGATATTCGCCAACTACCTGTTAGACGGGATGCCGCTTTGAACCGCGCAGCCCTCTACATCCGTGTTTCCACGCTGGAACAGGCGCAGGAGGGCTATTCCGTCGGCGAGCAGAAGGAACGCCTGATTGCGTACTGCAAGGCCAAAGACTGGATTATCGCGGACATCTACGTGGATGGCGGGTACACCGGCAGTAACCTGAACCGCCCCGGCATCCAGAAACTCATCTCTGAGACAGATAAGTTTGACCTCGTGCTGGTCTACAAGCTGGACCGTCTCTCCCGCTCCCAGCGGGACACGCTCTACCTCATCGAAGAAGTCTTCCGGCCAAAGGGCGTGGACTTCATCTCCATGCAGGAGAGCTTCGACACATCGACCCCGTTTGGCAAGGCCATGATTGGCCTTCTCGCCGTGTTCGCCCAGCTTGAACGCGAGCAGATAAAGGAGCGCACATGGATGGGCCGCGTGGCCCGCGCCAAGACCGGCCTCCACCACGGCGGGGGCTACATCCCCATCGGCTATGAGTACGAGGACGGGCATCTCGTCATCAACCCGTATGAGGCTGAGCAGGTGCGGAAGATATACGAATGGTATCTCGCCGGGGATTCCCTGAAGACCATCACCGACAAACTTCAGGAGGCGGGGTACACGAACAAGTACAGCAGCTACAACTCGTGGTCCAGCGTCCGCAACATCCTCGGCAATGAGACCTACACGGGACGGCTGCATTTTGGAGATGTCATAGTGGATAACGCACACGAGCCTATCATCACCAAGGAACAGTTTGACGCGGCGCAGATCCTCCGGGGCAAGCGGCAGGAACAGTACGGCGGTCAGGCGTTCCAGTCCAAGCACCTGCTTGCTGGCCTCATTTACTGCGGTCATTGCGGCGGCAGGTACTACCTGCGGAACACCGGCAAGTATTCCTACTACGCTTGTTACTCCCGCACCAAGCAGATGAAAAGCATGGTTAAAGACCCGAACTGCAAGAACAAGATATGGAAAGGCTCGGAGCTGGAACCCATCATTGATGCCAAGGTTCGGGAGCTGCTCAGTTCTCCCGAAATGGCCGCTGAAATTGCCGCCAGCCACTCCAAGCCTGTTCCCGTCAGCAAGAACGCGGACATCGAAAAGAGGCTCCGGGAAATTGACAAGCAAATCGGTAGGCTCATGGAGCTGTACCAGCACGACGATATACCGCCCGAGCTGCTTGGCGAGCGGATAAACAAGCTCTACAACGAGCGCACCGCTCTGGAATCCACCCTCACCCCGGTGGTCGAGAATGAGGCCATGCCGTTCGATTTGGTGGAGGCCCTCATCGCAGACGCCGCGCAGGTCTGGGACTTCGCGGACGAGAGCCAGAAACGCCGCATCCTGCAAAGCCTTGTGTCCCGCATCGTCCTCACCGACGATGACGTCAAGATTGAGTGGGCCTTCTGATGACAAACAAAAAAAAGCCCTACCGCTGCGTGAGCGGTAGGGCTTTCCTGTTACTTCTCTGAAGTCTGCGTAATCGCGTTCTGCACGACGGCAGCAGCAGTCGCAGCGGCGGTGCTGGCGGCAACCGTGGTGGAGCTGGCGCTTTCCAGAGCAGCGGCAGCAGTCGAGGTGCTGAGTTTCTGCCGGCGTACCGCAGCCTCAATGTAAGTGGTGAGGTATTCGGTCAGATCGCCGTAGGATTCCTCAATGAAGGCTTTGGCGGCGGGGCTGATGGCCTTGATACAGGCAGAGAGCGCCATCGCAAGAGCCTGTTTCTGGGCCTCTGCGTCAAAGCTGCCGGCCTTCTTCAGCTCATCGACGTAGGTCTGCGAAACGGCAGATACCGCGATGTCTACGATGCCGGTAACTTCCTCGATGACGTCTTTCAGCAGGGTGCTGTTGGTCTCCGCTGCGGCCTGTTCACCTTTCTTCTTGACGAAGGCGGCGACAAAGGCGGACAGCGCGGTCACTGCGGCGGTGAGGACCGCCATCAGCAGGTTAAAAACAGCTTCGTTCATAGTCGTACTCCTTACATTTTGGTGCAGTAGTCAAGCGACACCCAGCCAGCGCCGGATTTCAGCTTGCCCCACTTGCTTGCGCCGGCCCCCGTGGATTCCTCCACAATCGTATAAACACCGGGCTTAATGAATCCCTTGCGAGCGTAGCCGGTGCCGGGGCCGGACCTGATGTTGAGGTCAGTGGCGGTGATTTTCACCAGATAGTTCACGCTGGCAGAGCCGCCTTCCACCGAGATGGCGTCAGCGTCCACCCAGCCGTACACGTTGCTGGTGGCGTCCGTGTGGATGACGTGGTACGGATGCTTGGCGTTGGCAGAGACAGCCGTAATCTTGGCCGGCCCAGCCTTGGCCGCAGAGCCGCTGGCGGCGTTGGCGCTGGTGTAGTGCTTGCCACCGGCGAAGTTGACCACCGTGCCGATGTCCAGCCCCGCAGCAGGGGTGCTGGGGGTCGAGGGCTCGGAAGGCTGCGCGGTGGAGCCACCGAGCTGCGCCGTGACCTTGCTTGCGAGGTCGCCCATACGGGCGTACATCCAGTCGCCGGGGCAGCTCTTGTTGGCGAACCATCGGTGGACGGTCAAGACCATCTCGTCAGACTTGGGGGAGTAGTTGAGGGTCTTGTTCTTGTCGCCCAGCCAGAGCAGCTTCTTCTTGCCGTTGCGCTTGCAGATGTCCACGCAGAGCGTGATGAGCTTCTGGTACACGACATCCTTGAAGGCATACGGCGCGGTGGTGTCGGACGCGCACTCGATGGTCACGGCTCGCTGGTCGTTGGCGTTGGAGGACGTACACCAAGAACGATTGCCCTCATCCACGCACAGCAGCACCCGGCCATCCACGCCGATACCGTAGTTGCAGGACGCCTGACGGGACGTAGGCGCGAACACGTTGCCCAGCGTCTCCACAGAACACTGGCCTACCACGCAATGCGGGGTGATGCGGTCGATGGCGTGGGTACGCTTGCCGGAATGATTCGGGCTGAGTTTCGTATAGTTTACGAGCGAACTGTTGCTCATGCTATTACCTCCATTCGCGGGCGCTGCGTACTTGTCGTAGTAGGTCTGACCGTACCCTGCCCGCTTGATTTTGACTGCCTCACCCTGATTGGCAGGGCGCTCAAAGTTCAGCAGCACACTGTCGCTGGCAGTCCGAACGGCAGTCGCGGTTTTCAGGGTGGACAACACGGACTTGTAGCCGGTGGAAAGCTCCTCAAACAGAAAATCGAGCTGCATATCCAAGTCCCCGATGGACTTGCCAGCAGCCCGAGCGAAAGCAAGCAGATTCTGTTTTCGGCTCCAATACGTCCACTGAGCGAGGCCGTAGCCCGCGCTGTCGTGGATGAAGTTCTGATACTTCCCGCTGTCTACGGCGGCGGTGTACGCCGCATCCGTGTAGCCCAGCTTCTTCTCATACGTGTTCTGTAAATTCTGCGGATTCAGGCCGCTCTCAGCGTAGAGGTTTCCCATGAGGCCGGCAGCGCCAGCCGGGGAAAGCCCCTTGCCGGTGAGGTAGTCCCAAATCCTTTTCTCGTTGGTGCTCATCGCGCCTCAGTCCTTTCTTAGCCCACGCCCGTAGTCCCGTCCCCCGAAGCGTCAGAAATGACGTCTGCGGTGCCCGTAGGCAGCGTGGTGGGCTTGTCCGGCCAGTGATTGTTTTTGCTCAGGTTCTCGATGGCAGATTTGAGGCCGTACACAAGGACCACGCCGATAATCTGCGTGACGGCCACCTGTGATAAGCTCTCGGCAATCTGCATCTTGTCGAGGAAGGCGAGGACATAGCTGCACCATACCCATGCAAACCCGTTGGCAAGGCAGACCCACACGACCATCTTCATGGTCTCGTGCTTTTTCTTCTTCACCGCAGAATTGCCGGCCCGCGACTTCTTGCGCGAGCCAGCGCTTATGCTGCGGATGACGAGATAGCCGAGGAAGACGACGCTCATAACGCCTACGCTGGCGAGAATGGCGATGAGGATATTCCAGCCAGTTCCCATACTCATACCTCCCTGTGGCGATAATGACATCGACTACTGGACCTTATCCCCGCCGCTGCCGGGCCGGGTCCGTCCGGGGATAGGCTCATCGATGTTCACGATTTTCAGCTTGTTCATGGCCGGCTGAACGACGGAGTGGATGTACCCGTTGCCCCCGACGTCCTCGTAATCGCTGAACATCTCCCAGAAAGCCTCGGCCTCCATCGTGTTCCATGTACCCGCCGGGTTGCAAGCAGGGTCGGTATAATACCGGTAGCTCTGAAGCAGACGGTCTCTGAGCCGGTTCCGCTCGCGGCGGGTCATGTCATCCTCCATCTTCTTCAGCCGCTCGATCTGCTCGCTCTGCGCCGAGTGCAGGGCGTCGATTTCCGTCTGCAACTCCTTCTGGACCCGCAGACTTTGTGCGCGGTACTCAGGGTATTTGCTTACTTGGTCAAGGGCGGTTTTGAGCTGCTCGTCCTTCTTCTTGCCGGCCTCGTACCGTTCAATCAGATACTTTGACACCTTCCTGTAAATCAGGTAGCAGAATAGGATAGCAAGCAGCAGCTCAACAACATTAAGTACCGTGATGCTGCCGAACACGTCCTTGAACTCCTCCAATCCAGTCAATGGCATTACCTCCCACCTTTAGTCTGAAAAAGCCGGCGGCCTTATACAGACCGCCGGTATTCAGCCATATTGACGTCGCCGACGAGCGTCTGCAAACGGGCGGCAAGTGCCTCATCTTCCAGAGCCTGCGCCCCGAGCTGCTCTAACACCTCGGCCTGAGCCTTGATGATGCCAGCTTGCCGGAGGCAGATGTCGGCCAATTCTTCGATGATGCTCATTCGGCGACAACGTACTGCTCGCCGGTGATTTCCGCATAGCGGTCGGCGGTAATCTCGCCGTCCTCCACGCGGGACGCCAGCTCAGTCTTGACGCCGCTCTTGCGGTAGTCGGGAACGGAATCCCAAACCTGCGTACCGGCAATCAGCCGGTTGGCCCAAATCTTATTCATCAGTTTGTACCTCCTTCAGAAATGGCGAATGTGCTGACGAGAGAATCCAGCTCGCATACGGCGTCCTCAATGGCGCTCATACGCTCGTCGTTCATTTCGTCCTGCTCACACATGGCGTCCTCGATCTCGCTCATCCGGGTGCCGGTCAGCTCGTCCTGCTCGCACAGGGCGTCTTCCAGCGCGGCGGTGCTCTCCACGACCTGCTGCACGACCGGCCCGGTCTTATCAACGACCCGGTAGTGCTTGTCGATTTCGTACCAGTCGTAACAGTTGCCCTCCACGTCCTCGGCGCTCTCGATTTTCCGCACGATGCGGAAGTTATCGGTGATGGTCTGGTCAGGGAAGGTCTGCTCAATCTGGTGGAACCCGGTCAGGTCGGTGTGGGAATCGCCTTTAGTTTTGAGGACTTCGATTTCGCCCTGCGTTCCAAATACGTATTCCAAGTGAGTTCCTCCTTTCGCTGCTTCTGCCGGATGATGCGCTTCAGCTCACGCATGAGGCGTTCACCTTGGAACAGCATCCGATACAGGTTGTGGTTATTGCAGTGTTTCAACTGCCCAAGGCGGGAGAGGAGGCTTGCCGCCGCTCCTGCCAAGATGCGCTTTCCCAAGCGCCTCCGCTTGCGGTAACGGGCGATAGCCCGCTTGATGCGGAGTAAATTGTGCTTGCGCGGGATGGTGTAGCCACGCCCATAACGATAGCCCACCGCATCGGGCATACGCTCCTTTGGCCTCTCATACCCGCGCCGTGGAGGGTCCAGCGGGATGCGGGGATGCCTCCTCACCGTCGGGAATATCTGCCAATCGTCTTTGAGCCGGAGCTGATGGGCGTTCAGCCATGTCTCCACGAGCACACGCAGCCTTTTGAGCTTGCGCTTGTTCGAGCCGAATATCGTCAGGTTATCCATGTAACGGACGTAGTGTTTGCACAGCCCGCTCTCACGGATGAGCCTGTCCAGCGGCTGCAAAACCGTGTTGGCAAACCACTGAGAGGTGTAGGCCCCAATCAGCACACCATCCTTGATGATGCGCCAGATGAGGTCGAGGACACGGTGGTCTTTGATGAGCTGGCGCATACGGGCCATCACGACCTCCGGCTTCAGGCTGTCGTAGAAGTGGTGGATGTCACCGCAGAACTCATACTTCGTCCCGCGAGGGTCTTTGTCCATCCAGATCTCGATGGCTTTCCGGGCGTGATGCGGGCCTCTGTCACGGATGCTCCCGCAGCAGTAGTAATCCATCCCGCGCATGAACACAGGCTGCAACACCTGAATCAGAGCGTGGTGGACGTACTGGTCGGGCCACTGGACCGGCTCGCTGACCGTGCGCCATTTCCGGGCGCTGGCGTCCCACCGCTGGGACACGTGAGGTTTCTTCTGCTCGAAACCGTCGATGATGATTTGCCGCAGCTCCTTGACGCGCTCCTCCTTCGTTTCCTCCACCCATGCGGTGCAGGAGTTCGGGCGGTGATGCGTTCGCCAGTGGTGGGTGCGGTTCACCTCGTCGATGGCAAGCAGCAGGTTGTCATCAGATACGAGCTTCTCAAAGAGATTCTTTGCTCGCTTCACAGGGATGTTCCTCCTTTTAGCTGTACGGGCTTTCCAGCGCCTCCGTAGAGGTGTACTAACCCGCTCCCCAAATTTGCTTATCTTCACCAAGGGGTGCGCGACTACCTGTGCCGTGAATGGAGGATGAGCAAAGCACAAAAAGGATGCGGCAGCCGATGTTCGCGTTCGAGTTCGACGCGTTGTTGTAGTTGACGTAGAACAAGCCGTGGTTGGTGTTCTGGTTGTAGTTGCCACCAACGTAGAGGCACGGGTTCGACGAGTTGAAGTTCCAGTTATCGCACGTAACCCAGAACGATGACATCGGCACTGCACAGGTAGCCCCGGTTGGTCCCCGCGCCTACGGCGCGGGTCCCTTATGAGGGGGCTTCGCCCCCTCAAACTCCCCCATTAGGGGAGTTCTTGGAGGCGGCAGCCGAAGTTGACGTAGAACAAGCCGTGGTAGGTGCCCTGGCCGTAGCTGCCACCAACGAAGAGGCACGGGAACGACGAGCTGAAGTTCCAGCTATCGCACGAATACGTAGAATCGCTGCCGTTCGCCGCAGTGGGAATGAACAACGGGAACCCGCCATTCGTCTTCACTGTAAACTTGGAGGGGTAGCCGTTCGACGGGGTGCCGACACTCACGCCGTTGGCACTGTCGCTGAACTGGTTGGGGTTCTTGATGACGTTCAGGCCACTGCCGTTGTAATAGCAACCGTCCATCCAGTCGTACACGTTATCCCACAAGCCCTCGATGTTGCGGTACTGGCAGCAACTATACGAGGTGCGGGAGTTCTGCGTGGTGCCGGTGTGGTACGGCATACTGTCCGTCGCGCCCATGTTGAACTTGCTGCCACTTGGAGAACAGCCGTACCCGATTTTCGCCTGAGAGTTCCAGTCGGCGAACTCTACGATGTAGAGCAGCCAGATGGTAAAGCGCATGGCGAAGTCCATCTGCCAGATGTTCGAGCCGAGATTATGGATGCTGGACCGAGCAGACGAACGGGTGATGTCGGCTTTGGGCTGACCACCGGACTGGCTTTTCCAGTTGCTCGTGTGGCAGTGATAGCGACCGATGTACACGACATCGCGCTCGCCCTTGCCATCGCCCCTGTCCATGTGGGCGGGGGAAACAGAAAAGCCGCTCTGCGCTCTGTCGGCGATCTGGATTTTCAGGCCGTTGCCGTTCTGGGTCAGCTTGTACCAGAACTTCGGGATGGCGACCATCGTACCGCCGGTGCGCTCGCTCTTGACCATGCCCGCCCACGGCTGCAAATCGTCGAAGGGAGAGCTGTACTTACTTGCGCCCTTCACATACGGCACGGGGTCAGTGAAGCCCGCCGCCTCATCGGTGCGGGTCCACTTGGTCGTGCTGCTGCCATCCCAGCTCGCGCCGTAGATGTGGACCATGTTGGTCACGTTGACCGTAAAGGTCTTGTTGGCGGGAGCGTTGTGGTTCGTGCCAGCCGCGACCTTTACGGTTACAGTCACGTTGCCCTCATCGAGCGCGGTGACGTTTACCTTGTTGCCGCTGACCGACACGCTGACGACATCGGGGTCGCCGGACGTGGCGGTAATCGAACCGTCGCCCGCACGGGTCACAGTGACGGAGCCGGTAGGCGAATCGCCGTTCAGCGACAGCGAAGTCGGATTGAGGCTCAGAGAGCCAGCAGCCTTGGCAATGCTCCACGCCACGGTCTTGGCGGTGGTCGTGCCGTCGCTCCACTGGTAGCCGGGCTTCGGCGTGAAGCTGGCATTGTAGCTGCCGGCGTTGGTGCCGCTGGTCGTGCCGCCCAGTGTCAGCTCGGCGCTGTTGTAATCGTCGAACGTGGGGGTCTGCGCCTGACCGGTGTAGGTCAAGCTCTCGCCCTGAGACGGGATGGCCGCAATGGGGATTTTGACGGTGGCGGTGTAGTTCTCGTCGGCCTCCGTCACGTCGACCTCTACGGACGCAGAGGTCTTGCCGGAAATTGTGGCGCTTACCGTGTATTTGCCGGCCTTCTTGACCGAGATCGCAGCCACGCCGCTGCCGTTGGCGGTTGCGGTGTAGGCGCTGCCACCGAGGACAGCCTTTGCCTCCGCGCTGGGGGCAGTCGTGACCGTAATGGTCGCGGTGAACACGGCCAGCGTGACTTCATACTGGCCAAAGTACGCGCCGGTGGTCACGGTTGCGGAATACTGCTCGCCAGACGCGGTGCTCGCGCTGACGGTGTACTCCGTGTTGCAGTTCTTGACGCTGACGGAATCCACAAGACCCTCCGGCACGGTGCCGGTTTTGGTGTCTCCCGCGCCGTCAGTGACCGTGTACTCCTGACCGGCGAACTCAGCGTCGAACGTGATTTTCAGAACACACCCGGAGCCGCCGCCCCCTTCAAGCGCTTCGTTTGCCTTCTCCAACGCGCTGTTGGCGATGGCGCGAACCGCTTCAAGCTCAGGGCCGCTGACGCCGGGTACGTTCACACTTCCATAGTTGCCCATAGGCTTACTCCTTTCCTTGCTGAATCCGATACCTCACAGAGATGGCACTGGCCGGGACCTGCAAGGCACGGAATCGGATTTTCCCGTCCAGCATCTCGCAGGTCGGGCAAAAGCCGCAGGCCACCATAACAGCGACGGATGCGGGGTCAGGATTGACCCTCGCTTCGTCATGTTCGGTCACGCCGGCAGCAGTGAGGTCATAGTAGTTCGGATAGGCGTTGGTGTCCGCTGACCATCCCGTTACCGGAATCGTCGCCGACACCTCCTGCGCCTTATCGGGCTTTTGCGCTTCGAGTTCCTCCAAGGCGTCCGCAGCCGCGTTAGCGACTTCGGCGATCTCGGCCTTTACCTTCAGCGCCAGAGATTTCAGATGGTTAAAGGCTACAACTGCCAATGTGTATCACCTCCTAAATATGGCTGAGGGACAGGCAACCCTCCACGACCCACCCGTCTGCCCGTCCTTCAGGCTTTACTGCTTAGGTGGTGGGGAAAACCTCGGCCAGCATCTCAGCGACCTCACCGTCGGTGGCGATAGTCACCACGGGGGTCTCAGTGCCGTTAATCTTGATGTTGCCAACGGTAGTGCTGGCCTCGACCTTGGTCGCACCAGCGGCGACGCCCTCGACCTTGGAGAAGTGCTCCTTGGACATCAGGCCATCAGCCTCGGCAGTAGCCTTCTGGTAGGTGGTGTCCTGTCCGGGGATGCCCAGACCAGTGATGTCCTCCTTGGTGACGGCAGTCACAGCGGTCACGTGGCCCAGCTCATCCACAGTCACCTTGTAGAAGCCGCTCGCAGCGGCGGTGTGAGAGGGGTGGGTGTAGTTATTCGCGCCCTTTGCGATGCCGTCCAGCTTGGTCTTATCGGCATCGGAGAAGTTGTTGTCCGACAGCACCTTGTCGCCGTCCTTCTGGACGTAGTTGGACAGGTCAACAGTGGTATCGTCCAGCAGAACGACCTCGCCCTCAACCTTGGCATAGATGTCGTAGTGCTGGGTCTCCTCGTTCAGCACGAGGTACAGCACGTTGTCCTGTGCGGAGGCAGCCTCGGGAACGGCGTCCACCTTCTCGAAGTGGGCATGGCCGGTGGCAGCGATAGCGGTCTGGATGGCCTGAGCTACCTGCGCGTCGGTCTGATACTGGGCGTCATTAGTGAGCTGGCTGACCTTGGTAGGGATAGCAGCCTTCAGGTTCGTAGCCAGAGACTTCAGATGGCCGAGCTTGGTGAGCTTGTTGACATCGTAACTCATGATAAAATCCTCCTAATAAGTTTTGGTATTATCTCAGGCTTCGGGGTCTTCCGAGCCAAAGATTTCGGAAATCATCTCAGCGACTTCGCCGTCAGTGGCGATGCGGTCATCCACGATGGCGTCTACGTCGCCTTCGAGGTCTCCGGTGCCGAGAGCTTCCAGCTCGCCGGCGGCGTTCTTAATCTGATAGACGGTGGAGACGCCTTCCTCCACCACAGCGATGACCTGACCGACATAGGCGGTCGGGTTGGTCTGTGCGTAGGTTTGCGCGTCGGACATAGAGTAGAACACCGAGTTTTTGTCCAGCGGGAAAGCATCCTGCCGGGACATACTCAGCGGGAACTCCATAAAGGCAAAACTCTTGTCAGAACCGTTGATAGCCATACTTCATTCCCTCCTCTCAGCCCAGCGTGACCTTCAGGGTCGCGGCATTCTCGTAAGGCACAGCAGGCTCAAACACCCACACGTTGTACGCAACGGCGGTGTAGCCCTCAGCGCCCTCTACATTGACGGAAGACTGCGTAAAGGTGCTGGTCACGTCGGCGTTCATCGCGGTCTCGTTGATGACCTTGGTCACGCCGGTCTTGCCAGCGATGCAGGCGATGACCACACGCTGCGCCCCGGCAGGGACGTTGATGGTCAGCGTACCGGCGGCATACGCTTTGTTGCTCTTGGTCAGGCCCCGGATGTAGGCACTGTCAACGGTGGGCTTCTCTGTGGTGGCCCCGTAGAAGTAGTTCCGGTAAGGCGTGTAGGCCCCGGTGGTCTTCTCCTTCGTACCGGAAGCGATGTTCACGGCAGGGTCAGAGGCGCTGCCGAGGTTGTCGTTGGCAGTCACACCAGCGCCGTGAGTGGCGATGGCCTTGTACTTCAGGGACGCCACGACGTTCTCGCCGCCCTGGTCTCCGATGATAAAGCCATTGCCGCCATTGTTATCGGAACCGGCGCTCAGGCTGGCAGCGTCCACGCTGGCGATCTGCTCAGTGCCGCCGTCAGTGATACGCTGCACCACCCAGTTGGAGGCGGTGACACCGGTCTCCGGGCCGTACTGGTAGCTGCCGGGGTTCAGATTGCCTGCCGTGTACGCAGCAGACGCCAGAGAGGTGCCGGCCTCCACAGCCTTCGCACCGGACAGGTTGAACCCGCTGATGCTGGGCTGGGCGGTGATAGTGGGCTGAAGGCGTTTGCTCAGGATTTCGGTGAACACGTCCAGCACACTCTTGCCCTTAGAGCTGAGAGTGGCGGTGCCGTCCGCGTTCTTGGTCAGGTTGCCGAACTGGGTGTAGTTGCCGGCCAGCGTGATGTCCTCCGGCATAATCACCTTGTCGGCATCCACATTACCGGTGATGCTCACCCAGTCCTCACCGTCGAAACGGTAGGCAGTCATCTCATAGGTGATGCTGTCCACCACAGTGACCACAGCAAACATATCTCCGGCCTTCGGGGTAATGCCGCTGTGCTCAGTGAAGTACGCCTCGATGACCGAAGCGTCGGTCGCTTTGAGGTCAGTCTTGGTGCCGGTGTAGACCGCACCACCACCCACACCGTTGAGCGCCTCAGCCAGATCGTCGTCGGTGACGTAGCCGTCCAGACTGACGGTGGTATCGTCGAGCAGCTCGACCACGCCGTCAATCAGGGCGTACACGTCATAATGGCCGGTCTCATCGTTGTGGACGAGGTACAGCACGTTTTCCTCAGCCGCGCCAGCGTCAGGCACGGTATCGGACTTCTGGAAGCGGGCGTGGCCCGCTTTGGAAATCGCGGCGAGATATTCCGTCTTGATGCGGGTCGCCGTGTCCTTCAGGGCTTTTACGTTTACGACCTTGGTCTCGTCATAAGCCATATTTTGGTCTCCTCCTGTTTCTTAGTTTTGCGGTTCGTCTTCCTCGGGCGGGAACACCTCGTCAAGCATCTGCTCCGTGTCGCCGGTTGTCACGATGGCCTCGTCGGGAAGGCCGGAGCCTTCATACGAGAGTGTGCCATCGGGCGTGGTGGAGAATCCGTCGCCGAGTTTTACGCCGCCCAAGCGGTCCTTAGTTGCTACTGGCAATACATAGGTGCCACCCCCTCCACTGATGCCGCCGTCGGCAGACAGCAACACGAGGGTAGCCGCCATGTCCTCCGTCGGCGCTTGCTGCACCCAGAACCGCACAGCGCCGTCAAGCACACGGGAAGATGTGCTCATGCCGGCTGCCTTTGCTATATTCTGGGCGGCTTTATGCAACATGACCTGCGGAATCAAGCCCTCAACAGCCTCCTCAACGGGGAGGTCCAGATAAAGCTCTCCTTCCACAATGTCTTCTGCATCTTCCAAATCCGCGCTGCTGGCCCAGCCAGCGGCGGGAATCGTGATTTCGACCTCGGCCACATCGCCACCGCCGCCCAGACTGCCGCCGTGGGCGTTGGGGTCGGAGTTGTGGTCGGCAATCATCTGCTGCACGTGGGCGACAGTGGCGATTGCCTCCGGGTCGATGATGGCGGTCACGGCGTCAACGTCGCCCACCGCCGCGATGAGGTCGAACGTGGCGAGCTTGCCCACGATGGAGCTTGCAGGGCGAATCCACTCCGGCTCATTTTCAAGGGACAGGTAGGTGAACGGGACTTCGCCCTCGTCCGGGTCCTCAGCAAAGAGCACGATGTTCGTCAGGTAAAAGCCCGTCTCCACATTGTCGCTCTTGATTTGGACCGTGACTTGGCACTCGCCGTCCACGGGGTTTGTCACGGCGGCAATCATCGCGTCCATGACATACCCGGCAGACCCGGTCATGGTCTTCGGCGTCATGCCTTCGGGAATCTGGCCGCTGCCCGCCGCCGCCCTCGTGTACTTCATCGAGCATCTACCCGCGAGGACTTTGCCAATCAGACTTACGCCGGTGAGGGAACCGTAGCTCCCGTCTTCAAACTTGGACATAATCGCTCCTCCTTCTTAGTCAATTCTCTTGGATTTGATGTGCGTGTGATAGACAACCCCTCCTGCACCGTCCTGACGGCCTCTGTGCGCCCTTTTCACGTCGGGCGGGGTAGATGTCAGGGTAGGCGTCTGAACGGCTCCACGCGAGAGCTGGACGGGCATCTGGGCGGTCCTATCAGCACTGAACGGAGGAGGCGCGAACTTTGCCCCCAAATACCCGCCAAAGTTGACGCCCAGCACATCTGTGCTTTCTCTGTCTTGGCCCACCGGCACGGCAGACACGTCCGTGTCCACGAACCCGCAGCGCAGCAAGGTCAGGTCGTAGCGGTAGGTGCGGTAGGTGCGGAGGTAGAGCCGCATCCCGACGCCTGCCACCAAAATCCGCTTGATGGCATAGGCGATAGGCTCAATCAGCTCCTCCCGGTCGGGAGACAGCAGGCTGGTGTCTACATACAAGGCGATCTTGGCCGGAAACACATCTTCCAGCAGCACATCGCTCTGCTCCACATCAAGCAGCATAGCTGCTGCCCGAATCACCGTGTCCGTGTCGCCGCCCGAGAGCTGCGCCATGATTTTCACCTTGATGGCGAGCCGGTAGAATCTATCGTCAGAACTGACCCGCTTAACGCCGAAGTTCGCGCCATAGCGGTCAAGCACAGAGCCACAGGCATAGTCAAGGTCATCCCACAGTCGTACCAGCTCGGCCTGCTCCTCGACAGTTTCGAGGCCCCATGCAAGGATGGAGAACAGCTTGCCAATGTTGGTTTCCAGCGGGAGGCCCAACTGCACGTTGTCGTAGTCTTTTCGGCTGTAGGCGCTGGTCAGCGCGTACAGCATTTTGGAGAGGAACTTATTGCTCATTCGACCACCACCATATCCTCATTCGTGACCGCCTTCTCGCGGGCCGCGATGGTGATATTCTTCCAGCTGTAGGTCTCCCCGTCAGAGCTGATTTGCAGGTCGAAGTCTACGACGCCTTGGACCTTGAAAACCTCCGTCGGGAGGGCCACGCAGATGACGTTCTGGCCGATATTCAAGCCGCCGCGCGTGTCGGAGCCGATATACTCCGCGAGCCGCTGCTTGATTTGCTCGATGCCGTCCAGCGGAAAGGTGTTGTCGGTTTGGAGGTTGAACACCTTCACCCAAACGTTCACCGGCGCGGGACGGCTGAAACAGATATTCTTGATGTTCCCGGCGGCGTCTACCACCGGCACGGTCACATTGCCGTATGTCTGAATGCCCGCGCCCTTCCTGCGGTGAATGGACTTGGCGATCTCCTCGTCCAACCCGCCGTACACCACCAGCTCGATGGAGTGGGGCGGCAAGCCGCTGGCGTTAGTCTCGTCGGTGTCGTTCTCCTCGCCGGTCACAGCGATGACGGCCTCGACATTCTCATAGATCGCGGCGATAATGGCGTCGAGGTTGACGCCGCCGGCGAAGTCCGTGGAGACGTAATACCGGGCGCGGAACTCGTCGTCCGTTTCGGTGTTGCGCCCGCCCTCGAACGACGCGGCGTTTGTAACCGCCGTGATACCTGTCTTCGGGTTGGTGATAATGGTAATCGTACCGGCGTCCGTGTTCCCATCTGGACCAGCCACCACAGCGGAGGCTGGGAGCGTGATGCTGCCGTCGAGGATGACGCCGGATTGCAGCGTGATGTACTGTTGCCCCGCAACCGTCTCTGCGAGGTAGCCTTCCGGGACCTCCGCGCCTATCTCGCCTGTAAAGGTGAGGTAGCCCACGGCTTTCTGCGCCCCCAGCAGCCGCAGCCCAATCGCTCGACCGAGGTTGTACAGGCTGTGGCCGACTGCGGTATCAACGAACCGGCTATTGTAGACATCTTCGAGGGTCGAGAACAGGAGGTTGAGCATCCATGCAAAAATCCGCAGGAAGATACCGAGCGGAGAGCGCACGGTAAGGTTTGCTTTTGAACCGAACAGCTCTCTGGCCTTGTATTCGAGCGCGTCCAGTAGTTCAGCGTAAGTGGGGCGTCTAAAACCGGCGTCAGTCAAGCCCCAGTCCGTTGTTTTTGCCATTATGCTGTCACCTCCAATGTGATAGTTTCGCCGTTCACCAACGTAGCTGAGAAAGCCACGGAGACCTCTCTGCGCTCACAGGATACGGACATCGAATCAATGCGGGATACATCTGGCTCTTGGAAAATAGCCTCCCGCATGATCTCTTTGATCTCCTCCTCATCCACGTCGTTCTGATTTACACCGAGAATCCGTTCATAGTCCGTGCCGTGCGTTTCGTCGGCAAAGAACTCGGCTTTCCACGTCAGGAGAGCGTGACGGACATTTTGAACCGTAGTGTCCCGGTCAAAAATCTTCTGGAAGTGACCATCCTCGTCCAGAACAAGGTCTCGAGTTTCTGGGTCAATCAGCAGTGTCATGTTGTCTCCCACGTGAATCACCTCCCTACATAGGTTCACCGGTTACGCCGCCGGAATCGCCAGGGTGTTTGTGGTGCGCCCCGCTGACGCGCTCCTCAGAAACGACGTCTTTTGAAGCTGTGATTTTCCCTTCCACATGGACGTCGCCCAAGATTTGCACCCCGGCCTTCGTGACTGCAACATAAACACTACCGTCGTCCGTTGCGAGAACGAGGCTCTCGCCGGGAAGACCCCGCACCGCGTAGTCACCCGCCACGATTCCGCCGATGAAAACAGCGTCCGTGGTTGCGTGGTTTCGTTCGGTGAGCGGTTGAGCTTCTTTGCCTCCGCTCACCGTACTGTCCATATCGTGATCGAGATAGACCACCACTCCCACGTCGCCCGCTTTTATCCAAGGGCGTATGATAAACCCGCCGCTCCGAGTGCAAGCGACGGGTATGCTCAGAATGGGAGGTTGGCTTTCATACTTCCCGTTCTGCAAATGTTTCGACAGGGGCTGTACATCCACCGTCATCTTGGCTGGGTCGAATGACTTGACCGACACGACTGCCGCCACGCAAATGGATTCAGCCAGCTTCCGGTCGTGAATTTGCTGGTAGTTATATGGCTTTACGTTTGCCACCGGCACACCTCCTCAGTACGGTCGCAGCTCCATCGAAGTCTCCCAGTCACTTGTCCTGCCGCCGCTATGCTTGCCTTCCACGACAATAAAGCGGCCATTCAGGTCAGCAGACTGAATTTTGATGACCTCTGCGGTTGCCACACGATAGTTGAGCAGGCAGGAGCGGGAAATAGTGTCTTCCTCCCGGTCCTCCCCAGTTGTCTGCGAGTTCAGGTCGGTTTCAACGGGAATCTGAACCTTTTCCTCATCTGCTCTGAGCAGCCCGTTCGAGGGCGTCAAGGTCAATCCGTTGTCGATTCCGTCATCGGACTTGGTGATGTAGATTTGCCCCGTAGTCCGTATGATGAAACGGCTCTTGCACTCATTCACCACGATCTCCGTCAGAACCTGCTTCAGATTTCCCCGGCATACCCGCCCACGCGGATAACTCACGTCGGTGGTCAGCTCGCATTTTGAGACCTCGACGCCGAAGATGTTCAGCAGGTCTTTCACAATGGCTGACGCCTTAGAGTTCTGCACGTAGGTCTTGTTGATGAGCTTGCCGAGGATTTCATCGGCACAAGGCTGTATCGTCAGCGTGGAGGTCCAGTCCACATTGGACTGCTTGTGCTTCAGGCCGACTACTTTCCCAATCAGGATGCAGCCGACATCGCCTTCGTATCCCGCATTGAGGATGACGGGGTCATTTTTCTTGATGCCGGCGCGAGTATTGGCGGAGAGGTTCGTCACCGTCACCGTAGCCACCGGCGGCTCATCGCTGTCATCAAACGGGATGCTGAACTTGAAATCCAGATCCGCAAGTGAATATTTCTTGTTCCCGATAACCAGCGTGGCTTCCCGAATCCAAAACGCCATATCACTCCACCTTCCTTTCGTAGAGGTAGAGCTTGACTTCTTTTCCGAAGTTCTCCGGCGTTACCTCCGAGATTTCCTCGCCGGTTATGCAGACGGGGATGATGACAGGCAGCGGAAACCGCTCGTCTTCTACCACGTTGAACAGCGCCCTGCCGTAGCGAATAACCTCGCCAAATACCAAAACGTCGCCGTTCAGGTCCAGCAGGTCAACGGTGAAGAACTTGCCGATCTCGTTGTACTTGACAGTGAACGTGTATGTCTTATCCGTCAGCTTGACAGAGAATGAGTACGGCACTTTCGACACATCAATGTTGATGTACTCAATGTCCTCGTTCAGGTCAATCAGTTGCAGCGCCACACTCTATCACCTCCGTCAGTTGGCTTCCAGACCGTCATAGCCGCCCGTGCTCCGCGTAAGCGGAGCCGAGCTGCTCGGCGTATCATAGGCTTCTCTGTACCGCTCTGCGCTTGCGGAGCTGACCGATTGCAGAGAAACCGTTGTCATTCCCACACTGGCTGTTTGCGCCAGCTGCTGGTTATCTGTTTTGCCGGCGTCCTGACTGGACATCAGCACTTCCGAATCCATCGGCACGAATTCAGAAGAAACCAGCCGTACTTGTTTCAGCGTGGCCGAGAAGGACGCGCCGTTTCTGTTCTTATAGCTGCGGTCAAATTTCAGACTGGTAAAGACGAGGTTTGCCATGCGGGTCACGCCGGTGTACGTGATGATATCCCGCGAATCCCGCATGGCTTTCAGTGCGTTGATCGCGCTGTCCCCGCCCACGATGGTGCCTGAAATAGTCAGCTGCCCCGCAGCGTTGTTCACGTGGTCGTTGATATCAGCCCCGCTCTCCACGGGGTTCGAGGTGACAGAGCTGCTGTAACTCTCACTCTCTTTCTCGACCACACCGTTCTCGAAAGGTACGAAACGAACTGTCCCGCCCTTTCTACCGGTGAGCGTATACGCCATTCCGACACCTCCTATCAGAACGAATACTGGTTCTTCAAGGACATCTGCTGCAATTCCTCCTCGCGGAACTCGTCGTAAAGCTCACGAACAGTGTCACGCAGAGAATCACGCATATTGTCCACGGTTTCCTCGGAAACTTCCCCATACACGTGAACTACGATGCTCGGGGAGAATACCGGAGCTGGACTGGCAGGGAAATCGCCATCAGGCGATACATCCCCTGGCGGCGGCCCTACTTTTGGCTTGTCCCCATCGTCATCCGATCCTTCGGTGTTAGGACCGTTTACCTCGTCCGCAGGCTTCTGATCCGCCAAAAAGCGAATAAGCTCAGGGCTTACCATGATGACTTGCATAGCCTGCCCACCGAGATCAACGGGGTTGAAATCTCCAACAACCGGATTGACCTTGTACGAAACATCCGAAACAGGAGGAGTGTTGACGTCGGCCACAACAGGCATCACGCTATACGACACGTCAGACGATACTTTTGTCGGCAAATCAAACTCGGTAGGAAGGGCATTCTCCATGTCTTTCTTGACACCGCCCATCGACTTATCGAAGCCTTCTCCAACACCGAGCGCCATGTTCTTACCAACTTGGTCGGCAAAAACAGTGGACGGGCTGTGGATGCCCAGAAGACCTTTGACACCATCAACGATGCCGCCAAAGAATCCGGCCACTTTGTCTTTAATCCAACCTGCCATCGCAGAAATACCGTTCCAGATACCCTGAACGATATTCTTGCCGATGTCCACGATACCACCCATCAAGGCGCTCATGCCGCTCACGATTGCAGAAATGATCTGCGGGAGCTGTGCCACCAGTTGAGGAATGGCCTGAATGATGCCGCTCGCCAGCTGAAGCAGAAGCTGCACACCGGTTTCAAGGATCAGCGGCATATTCTCTGCTATCGTCCCAGTAATCGAGGTGATGATGGATGGCAGCTGTTCCAGCAGAATGGGGATAGCCTGAATGATGCCAAACGCCAGATTGGTGAGAATCTGGATGCCCTGTTCCATGATGATCGGCATATTCTCCGTGAAGAAAGTGATGAGCGATTCAATGATGACCGGCAGCTGTTCCAACAGCAGAGGCACCGTGTCAACTATACCCTGTACGAGATTCATAATGATCGCTGCGCCCTGTTCCAGAATCAGCGGCAGGCTCTCTGTGAGCGCCACAATGATGCCGTCGATGATAAGCGGGAGTTGCTCAATCAGCATCGGGAGAGCGGTCATAATACCCTCTGCCAGCCCGCTCAGGAGCTGCATACCCGCCTCTATGAGCATCGGGACATTCTCAATCAGAGATGTTGCCACGGACACGATAGCGTTTACGAACTCCGGTATGAGCGTCGGCAGCATTTGCCCGACCGATGTAATCAGGCTGTCCACCAACTGAATGGCGGCATCTGCGATGACCGGCACATTCTCTACAAGGGTCTGCGCAATCATCAACACCGCATCAACCGCAACCGGAGCCAGCTCAGGCAGCAGCCCGATCAGAGAGCTGAGCACCTCGTCGAAGATGCCGGCAGCCGCCTCCACAATGGGCGGAAGCAACCCGCTGATTGCAGGGACTGCCTGCCCCAGCGCCTCCGGGAGAGCAGCGGCAAGGTTTTCTACGACCGGCGTGACATTCTTCACGACATTTCCGAAGTTGGCCGTGACGTCGTTCACCAGCTTGCCAATGTCAGCATTTTCATTACCGAGGCCGGCAAACAGGTTTTCCACGGCAGCTTTTGTGCTGGCCCATGAGCCGCTGATCGTCTCAGCGGCTTCTTTCGCGGTGGTGCCGGTAATGCCCATCTCCGTCTGAATGACGTGGATGGCCTCGGTGATGTCCGCAAAGGAGTTGATGTCGAACTTCGTACCAGCCAACTTACCCGCATCATCCAGCAGTCGCTGCATTTCGTCCTGAGTGCCACTGTAACCGAGCTTCAGGTTGTCCAACATGGTGTAGTTCTGCATGGAGAATCCGCGATAGGCGTTTTGAATATCCTCCAAGCTCGTACCCATTTTATTGGAGTTGTCGGCCATGTCTGTGATTGCCAGGTCAACCTGCTTAGCAGCCGCTGCGGTATCGCCGCCGAGGGAGCTTATCATACTCGCCGAGAAACTCGTAGCGAGATTCATGTAGTTATTCGCCGACATACCAGCGGTCTGGAAAGCGTTTGAAGCGTACTGCTGCACCGTACCAGACGCGCTCTTGAACAGCGTGTCTACACCGCCTACGAGCTGCTCATAGTCGGCATAGGCAGACACGACCTGTTTGCCGATGGCAATGGCCCCGGCCACCGCAGCGGCGCTCACGGCTCCGATTGCAGCACCGGCTCCTTTCAGAACACCGCCAAGCCTGCTGAACTTGTCGTTCGTAGAATCAGCAGCGGCGCCCAGCCCATCAACATCTCTGCGGGCGGCGCCCGCCGAATTTCCGAGATCATCTGTCTGGGTGGCTGCTTGTTGCGCACTTCTCGCCATATCAATCAGGCGAGACCTGGCGTTCTGTACGGCGTTGCCAAAGCCGTCTCGGATGGTACTGATGGGGTGAGCAAACTTCGATCCGATACTGGCGATATTGGACGCCGTATTATTCGCAAAATCACGCACCTTGCCAGTGACATAATCGAAAGCCCCGCCGACGCCCTGCCGCACAGACGATGAGAAGCTGTCTCCGCTGTCGATACCCCGGAGGAATGATGCGCGGAACGCATTCCCGACAGAATTAGCCTGCGTCTGGACACCGCCGAGGCTGCTTGTTACACCTCGGATGCCTGATTCAGCGCCGGATGTGTCAGCGTCCACAGTGATGCGGCTGCCGGCACCATTCAGTCCGCCAAGGCCGCTGGTCAGATTGCGAATACTGCTCTCTGCCCGCGAGGTATTGGCCTCGACATTTATGCTGTATGTTAAGCTGCGAGCCTCATCCACACATCATCCCTCCTTTCCATCAGGATTTTTTATTCCACTCATTTTGCCACAGGAGGCGGGCCTGCTCAGCTTCTGTAAACTCAAACAGATCCATTTCTTTCAGCTCTGTATAGCTGATTCCCCCCATGCAGAATGTCATCCGCCAAAAGCGTTCATTCCTGCGCGCTCGTTTCTCGGCGGCTTTAGGATTTTGCTCGCTCCGCAAGAAAGTTTTCGATCTCGCGTACCAGCTCACCCGGCGTTGCGAGATCATCCTGATCGTCGAAGTAACGGATTCCGCCCTTCGAGACTTCCACGGGCGCAGTTACGCAGCCCTTGATGAGTGCGTCCGCGTATTTCGCGGTATTCTTTCTTCCATTGGCGGGGTTGATGTAGAGGTCAGTCAGGTTCGAGTACCACGAAAAGGTGACACTCTGAAGCTGGTAATCCACGCCACCGACGGTGACTGTTTTAGTACGGGCCATAGGTCAACACTCCTTCTGAAACATTCAGCCGTTTCGCGCGCGCGTACTATGCACGAATTAGGCGTATTAGAGAGAATAGGCGTATACGTGCTGCACACGAATACGCCTAAATACTCTATTTTAGATATTATTAGGAATAAATGTTTCAATGTTTCAAAACGGTCAAAACCCCAGTAAATACGGGGATTTTGGGTGAAACATTGCCGATACATTGGCGAAACTTTGAAACATTCGGGGGCTGAAACATTGGGTTGAATTTCCCGCCTAAACTTCGACTTTCGTGTCTAATGTTAGACTTTAATTCAGATGTATCACCCCAATGTTTCAGTTTTGCAGCGTCAGATCCGGGATGATAAAGATGATGGAAACGTCCGCAGCTTCCTTCGCACGGGAGCGGTCGGGCAGCTTGGACACCATCACATTCCGGGCAAAAATCACAGTGCCGTTGTCATTGGCATCCGTGACAGCCAGATTGCCCATTGTGTTCTGCTCGGCGCACCGCTCGATGAACGAGATGTCCGGAGAATCGGGCTGAAGCGTGATGGTCAGCTTAGCAGCCTTGTTGGCGTTCAGGATGTAGGTCCCGTCGCCCTTCACGCCTTTCTTCAGCGTCACGTTATCCTCGTCTCTTGCAAGGGTGAACAAGCTGTCACCGAACATACGGAGCTGATGATTGTTGAAGGTCACGTTTACCTTCTGGGGATCGTAGGTCTGTAACATAGTTTCTCACACTCCTTCTTTACAGAGAAACGCGGAGGACGCCCTTGGTTTTAACCTGATGCACGGCGCCAGAGAGCTGCGCTTCCCAGTAGATGTCGGGCATAACGCGATTCCGGCGCTGATCGTCCGTGGCGTCTGCAAACTTGGGGATAGTGACGGTGTACAGCCCGGCGCGGCTTTTCTGGTCAACGGCAACGATTTTGTGGTCGTCGTCAGCGGCCTCGGCGAGAGTCTGCAAGACGGCAGATGCAATCAGCCCGAAGCCGGCATCATCGTAGTCGATGTTGGCGTTTTCGAGCATGATGTCGTAGAGCAGGTCACGCATACGTTTTGCGATCCAGTCTCCGCCGAGAACAACGTCGATGAACTCGCCGTTGAGGCACACGCCCTCCTTCACATACTGGCGTTTGTACTCCTCCGTGAGGAAGTTCACGTGGTTTTCCAGAAGCTGCTCCCGCTCGGCGTCGGTCAGACGCGGGAGCGAGATGAGTTTCTCACCCTCGCTGGTGTTGGCGTTGCCGTCTTGGGGGCGCTTGAATTTCCAAGTGACCGCCTTCGGATAAAAGGGACCCACATTTCCGGTGTAAGAGGCGTCCGGTTCCTCGTTCAGATACTCCTCATCCGTGTAGATTACAGCGGCCCGAGCGGTGGAGCTGACGAGCTGCTTATTGCTGGTCTGCCCCATGTAGAACTTTCGGTGGTCTTCAACACCAGCACCAAGCTCTGCCTCAGTAGGTTCACTGGCCTCCGCAAACTTCGCGAGGGCAATGACGTATTCGTCGTCGTCCTTGTCGGTCAGCAGGTAGTACCAGTCATTCGTTACCTCCGTCTGAAATTGCTTGATGGCGTTTACGAGATTATCAGCAGCGCTGATCTCGTCCGAGCCGTTTACAAACTCCGCAGTCAGTTCGGCGGCGAAGGGAGTGGTCATGCCTTCGTCCTCGAAGATTTCAACCCGCTCGGGGATGGAATCTGCTTCACCGGAAACGGTAGCCGTGTAGAGGACGGTATCACCCACAGCCGCGCCGGAGTAAGTTTTCCCGCCAATCTCAAAGCTGGTTCCATCAAACAACGCGGCAAACTGTGCTGCGGTAGTTACGGCTGATTTGGCGGTCACTTTCACAAGGGCCTTGCCGTCTCCGCCAATTCTCGCCCACAGCTCCTTGCTTGCGTCCACACTCTGCGGTTCCGCGAATGTTACAGCGAAGGTTGCGGTCACGGCAGGAGATGCGCTGGGAGGCTCAAAGCCTACGATTTTGAACTTGCTGATAAGGGTGTCCGCGAGGGTCGTTTTACCCTGATTTAGCAAGGTTGTCACCTTGCGAACGATTTTGGAGTTGGGGCAAGGCCCGTCGGGGCCAAACACGGCCTCAACACTCGCCAGATCCCGGTACGTGTTCACCGGATATTCGCCGGTGGTGGACACGAGAAGGATGTCGAGGCTCTCCTTTTCAGTGGGCAGCGCGTCTCGCTGCACCACGACGATGATGTCTTTTGCCATAAGGCTTCCTCCTTCTTATGAATGAGCATTTCCCGAAGGATCGTTTACTCGCTCGACTGTTACTGTCGGCATCTCATCGGTTCTGACAAACGAGATGCGGATGTCGAATCCATACCGGCGAACGGAATCCTCTACGAGAAAGCTGGTGCGGTTTGCGGCGGCGCCCACATTATTCACAACAACATCGCCAAATTCGGTTCTGATGTTGTGTCCGTTCAGCAAGAAAAAGCCTAAGCCTTTTTCACAAAGGGCGAGGGCTTCATCCTCTCCGTACACAAAACCATTTTCAGTTTCACGGTTCATGCTGCAAAAAGTGAAGGACATTGTAGCCATCACAGGTTCTGACCTGCGACGGATGAACTCTCCGTCTTTCTCGATCAGCTCTTGCAAGCCGAAAGCGTGTTCTGAAATTCGCGGAGCAAGAATGCTGTAATAGCAATACGGATAATCTGGCATATCTTCGATCTGCTCAGATAGCCGAACCGGTCGTCCGATGTGGGCTTCCAGTCCTGCAACGATTGCGTTGCGAGCTTGTTCCAGCGTCATTTCTTTACCACCCCTTCCACCAAAAAGCGGAGCATGGGGTGAATAGAGTTGTGCGACAGTTTTTGCGTGACGGTGTACTGCTGACCGTCGTAGGTGTCTCGGATAATCTGTCCGGGAGAAATGTCGATCGGGTCATCGGTGTACAGCTTCTGAGAGTTTTGTGTGTAGGTTCCTTCAGGAAGCATCTTCCAATCCAAGTTGGAAAGGGGGAGCACTACGCCCCAGAAGCTCTTTACCGGTTTTTCCACGGGCCTCGACTGCCCGCCGGGGCCGCGCTCGAATGTGCGGTCTGTCACGGTCAGAATGTGTAAAAGCGCTCGTGGAAGTCTTGGTGTTGCACGAAGCATAGATTACTCCTCCACTTTGTACGCGATGCGGTCTCTGATGTGAGTACCTGTTTCATACAGCGTCGTGTGCTGCGTTTTCTTTGAGAAATCAGATTGCGGCTTGACACGGTTATCGTCGATGAAGTTCTGCACGAGTTGAGCAGCCTGCGCCCCAATGGCGTTCGCTGCGGAACTTGCGGATGTTTCACCTGTCAGAACCTTGTCTACCTGCTTTGTAACAATGCCGCTGAGCTTTTCTTGGTCGGCATCGAAACTCGCTCGTATGAACGAGCGTTCTGGCAGCTTATCAGTACCGTACTCGTGCGCGTGGGCAATCGCGATAACTTCCGAATCTGCCTCGCCCACAATCCCGACAATGATTTTCTTGCCCGCCATCTCACGGCAGGCGGATTTCAGGCGCTCAAAGTCGCTGAGTATCGCATTGGTGTCCACGATCAATACCTCCGATACATATTGATAATCTGGGACCAAGATTCAGGCTGAGACTTGTCGAAATTCCATGTCACGTCAGAGATAGAGAAAGACGACAGCCCCTGAGAACCATTTTGCAGATTGGTATACGCCTGAGAGACGATATCCCAAATCAGCCCTTCAAGATCCGCAGGCAGGGTCTGAGGGTCATCGGCAGTGGCATCCTTTGGTAAAACATATCCCGCCGTGTAGCTCACTTCGATGGCCCTCTTGGGCGCTACAATGTCGTAGGTCAGACCTCTGCGGTATCCTGCTTTCAGCCAGCCCTCGTCCCGGTAAATCACCCCGATCTGTCCGTCCTGCGAGAAGTCATAGGTTTTCGGGTCAACTACTTTGCCGTCTTCCTTGACATACTCCACACTGATGATGGGGTATTCCAGAGTGACGAGTTCCTGCTGTCCGTCGGCATCGTATTTTTGCCGGTAAGACCGGCGGCCCAAATGCCTGCCGATCTGGCGCTCGATCCACGAGGACGCCCGGTTAATCAGGAGCGTGATGACCTCATCAGTTTGAGCATCCTCTACTCCTGCCAACCCCAGCATCAGCTTCATTCTGTCGAGGGTTGTGAGCGCATTGTCTGCAAGCATATAGACCTCCTAAATGAGAGGCGGCAAGATTATCTCTCGCCGCCAGCGTCTTTCTTTTTGTCGTCGGGCTTTACGCCCCCGGCGGGTGCGGGTGCCGCCGAGCCGGGAGCCTTGTTGCTGCTGGGGCCAGTTGCCTTGTTGGCGGAAGGCCCGACAGGTTTGTAGATTCTCGGCATGGTCATTCCCTCCGTTACACGGGCTGGGTGTGCTTGTCGCCGAGAGCGATGGACAGGGCAGTGCCGGTAGCGGCAGCGCCGGAGGCGGTAATCTTCACAAAGTCCTTCAGACCCAGCAGGTCGATGTCGATGTTCACGACATCATCTTTTGCCAGCTCCTCAGTGGTGAAGGTACCGCCCTCGGTCTGCTTCTCAGGAAACACCTGAACATCGGTTACGGGGACGAAATCGGAATTGTCATCGCTGTGGGTGACGGTCAGGGTCAGAGCACCGGCAGTGCCGATGACCGCGCCGATGACGCCAGACAAGAAACCGGTCCGGTCAATGGCGTTACCAGAGGTGTAGGGCAGAACCTTGACGTTCTGAATCAGTTCTCTTTTCATCTTGGGCTACCTCCCGTTGATTAGACAGGGACAGCGACCTTGGTAGCCACAGCGAAGCTCTCGTCGTGACGGAGGCCGGTGTCCACATTGTTGATGGCACGAATCAGGGTCTGGTCGTTCTCGAACGCGGAAATCAGGTTGCCGGCATCGTCAGTCCAAGAACCCTCGCGGCTGGTCTCGATTTCGAGAGCGCCCTGCTCGCCGATTACGAGGTCGTTCCAGTTGCCGAAGATGATGGAGGACTTGCCGCCGGTGGTTTCCAGCAGGTTGGTGGTGCGATAAGGATAGCCAACCAGAGTGCCGTTGTCGTTCATCTCCTTGGCGAAGATGAAGCTGCCCACGTTATCACGCAGGGACTTGAAGAACTGCTCCACGCTGGTGTTGAACACAAAGCCCAGACCGTCGGCGTAGACGTTGTTCTTCAGAACGGAAGCGACCAGATAGTTGGGGAAAGCGGCGGTCAGAACACCGGCAGAGCTGGCATACTCAGCATCCAGCCCGGTCACGTCGATATTCAGCACACCCTTGTTCTTGGTGATGCCCAAAGGCTGGAACTCGCCGCCGGTGCCGTTCAGAGCGCCCCAGTCAACGCCCAGAGCCATCTGCTTAGTCACGTCCTGACCGACGATGACGTCGTTGTCAAAGTTGGTGGAGCGCAGCAGGTCATTGCTCATGGGGATGAGAGCGGTCAGCTTCTTCGCGGACAGCTTCAGGTTGCCAAACCGAGGAGCGGTCTTGGGAATGGAGCGGTTCTCACCAGTAAACAGAGCGCGGGAGCCAGTCTTGATTTTGGGAATGTTCAGGTTGCCGTTCGCCATGCCGAGCCGACGAGCACCGAGGCTGTAAATAACAGTCGCGGGGTACAGCAGCTCGATGATCTCGTTGGCGTACACCTCGGGGACCAGATAGCCGCCTTCGGCGGGAGAAGTGGCAGACAGGGCCTTGAACTCACGGGCCATCTCGGCATCGCCAAACTTACGCTCGGCGGTGAAAGCAGCCCGCTCGACATCGCCGCCAGAGGCGTGGATGCACTTCACGGCGCGGCCAAACATACCGTAAGCAGCCTTGCGGCGCTCAGGGCCAGACATGGAGGCCATACGAGCCTTAAAGCCGCTCACCTGACCACCGTCGCGGGAAGCACCCGTAGAGAGGAACAGGTTGGCATACTTGCGCTGGGCGGCGGGAGCAGCCTTCTGCTCGCTGGCGCGGGCAGGGGCTGCCTTCTGCTCAGCGGCAGGAGCGGCGGTGGGAGCATTGTTCTCACCAGCGCCCTCGGCGGTCTTAACGCCGTTCAGAGCGGCGATAACCTTGGCGATGAACTCAGGGGAAACGGGGCTACCACCCTCGCCTTCGCCCTTCAGATCGCCCTCACCCTCGCTGGCAGGCTCGTTCACAGGCTCGCCAATGGGAGGCTCGGAACTCTCCATGCCTTCGAGGATAGCGGAAATCTCGGACAGAATCTCGTCAGTGCCAAAGCCGATGGGGGAGCTTTCGCCGCCCTCGCTGACGGCCTTGCGCTTCTCGTCGAGGTTTGCGAACACCTTCGCAATCAGTTCGGCGAGCTGTTCCTGAGTAAGTTTCATTTGAATTACCTCCTGTTTTGCGCGGGGACGATTTCAAACACAATCCCCGATGTTTTGGTTTGCGCGGGACCATTGCCCGCTTTCTGGATGTTGTTCTGCACAGTGGCGTCCTCCGGTGCAGCGGGTTCCAAGAACGGGCCGAGAATTTCGGCCAGCTCGCGGACAACTGCAATGAAGGGCTTCAGTGCATCGAGCCTCGCTCGGGTGATTTTTCCGGCCTTGATTTCGGAACGAAGATCCTCAGCGAGAGATTTGACCTCCTCGACCCTTGCTTGGTCATTCATAGCCCAAGTAACGATGGAGACCTCCCACAGCCGAATTTCTTTCAGGTGCCGGACACCGGTATCACTGTCGAAGTCGAAAGCAACCGCATCGTAGCCGATGGACAGTTCAGTCAGAACGCCATCTCTCAAAAGCGTCCGAATATCGCGGCCCATTGATGTGTCGCTGATTTTGCCCCGGATGAAAAGACCTTTTCCGTCCTCGCGCAGTTCAAGCGGCTTGCCAACAGGAAGCCAGCAATCGTTGTGCAGCGCGAGGATTTTGATGCGGTCAAAATCCTCTCTGATGGTCTTGGAGAACGCGCCTTTCTCGATGATGTCATCACCGCTGTCCCTGTTGCCAAAGACCGCGGCATACCCAGAGAACTCGCCACTCTCATCAGAGCTTTCCAGTTCAAACTTGAACGCTTTGTACTCACGTGTAGAGGCTTTCGGCTCCGGCGTTACACCGGCAGCTCGTTTTCCCTTAATTGCCATACGGGTTTCCTCCTTTCCTCAGAGATTAGGGCATCTTAAAAACCGCCGTATGTCAGATAACACCGGCAGTTGATAAGCTCCTCGGGGCGAGGGTCCTGCGGGTCTCTCGGGAATCGGAGACCGTTGGAGAATTTGGCGTCAATCGCCACCGTCTCGCCGTCCAGTATGACGTGGTTTGGGCCGCGAGATCCGTCACGGGGATTTTTCTGCGGTCTGTGGTGCCACGTCTTTGTTTTAGCGCCCGCCGACTTCATCATGTCGAATTGGCCGGTGGCAAGCGCGGTCATGGTTTCCTGCCGCGCAATGATTTTCACACGCGCAGCAGATGCGTCTTTCATCTCGTCTTGGATTGCTTTTCGCAGCGTGTGCTGGCTGACGCCATCCGACACGCAGCGAACCACAATATCCGAAATTTTGCGCTGGGTAGTTTGCTCAATGCCAACAATGCGCCGAGCGCCGTTCACTTTGGCAGAAGACACAAATTCCGGTCTTTCCTCAACAGACAGGCCGTAAATGCTCTCGCTGATGTCAGCGCCTTCGTCGTAGGTCCGTTTCCACAGAGGGTTAAACAGGTTCGACAGCTTCTCGGCCTCGGCATTCCAGTCAAGCAACCCTGACGCAATAGCGTCGGCGAGCCGCTGCTGCTCGATCTCCGGCAGCATCTCCCAAAGCTCGGGGTCAAAGGTGCCATCAGGCAGCAGGTAATCAGCCAAAGACGATAACGCATCGGGCGTGTCAGCCTTCTCAGTCAACCCGAGGGCTGTGGAGATGGCTGCTTCCTGTCCAGCAAAGTGCTTGCTGATGGCGGCCTCAAATAGTCTGGAATACTCCCGGACTGCCACGGCCTCACGCCTGAGAAGGGCCGTGGGATTCATCCGACGGTCTTTTTTCTCCCCGTGCTCAGGAATATCCAAAGCGGCCATGTCTTCCTGCAACAGCGTCTGCGAGACTTCTGCGGGGTCATCCGTTTCGCTCAGGAACAGGTCGTTGATGGAAACCTTGAACACGTTACCGCCTTCGGTATCAGGAAGGTCGAGCAGTCCACGGGCCTCATTCTTAGTGAGCAGCCCCGCATTATAGGCTTCAAGGGCTTTCGCCTTATTGAAGTCTTGGTCGTAGGGAACAACGGGGTCGTAGCGCCATACCAGCCCGTCCCCGAACAACGGGAGGAGCTGCTTATTGATGGCCTCCTCACGCGCCCGGATGCGCGGCATGAGCACGTTTTTGGCGTAGATGTATTGCGCAGCGTCGGCTGTGGAACGGTTGCTGTTTTCGGTGATGCCCATGATTTCTCTCGGCACCCCGAAATGTTCCAGCACGGCGTCACGCATTGCGGTGCGGCTCTCGATGAAACCGAGGTTTTTACCGTCGCTGCTCCCCAGCTCTTTGACATCTACGTTTCCTGACAGAGCTGCTGCCCGGTGGCTGTTTTCAACGCCTTTGTGCTTCTGATTCCAGCGGGCCATAAATGCGTCCCGCTGGTCGGGTGTGGCGTCCGGCATCAGGAACACTACCGGGGGCGTGGCATCGTTGTAGAAAAACCGCTTTTGGAACTGGGCGGCGTACTCGTCAATCTCCACTTCATCCGCAATGCTCTCAGCGATACCGAGGCCCCGCATGAACGGGTCGAGCGGATTTAGCTGCTTCATCACGAACATATCGTCCACCGGTACGGTCATGGTCAAGCCGCCGGGAGACGTAATCATGTAGCTGGGATTGCCGAGATACGGCGTCATTTTGACCCAGTGCGGAGGGACGTTCCACAGCTCGATGGGGCGATTGAGTTCGTCCCGCTCAATGAGGAAGAAGCTCTCACCGACGAGCATCAGGTAGATTTCGTGGAGCCGCCACACGGCAGAACTCGTCATCTCATAAAGCGGGTTGGGCTGCTCCATGAAGTCGAGGAACCGATGCTTTGTGATTTCAGTCTCAGAGCCGTCCGGGTTCACACGCAGCAGCTTGCCGCCCACGTTAGCGATGTCGCTTGCAATGCGATCCACGACCGCAAGCCGGGGGCTTTTCGAGAACATATCCAGCCATTCGGCTGTGTTCATAGAGGGCGGTCGCGCCCAACGGGAGACGAAGCTGTCACGGGCCGAACTCATGTACTCGTCCCGCACTTTTCGTCTCGTGATTTCGATGTTAAAGATTCTCATAATTCACCTCAACTGAAGGAGAAGCCGAACTCCGGCTTAGAGTTTTCCAGCTCTAAATAGGCATTGGCCGAGGCGTCTACCATATCTTTGAGCTTGCCGACCGGGAAGTTTTCAAGCTGCCGGAAGTAATCGTCGTTCCACTCGGCTATCTTAACGTCCACGTTGCCGGCCAGCCATTGAGAGGAGAACGGTTCTGCCCGCGTTACCTTATCGCCGCTTTCAAGCGAAGTGGTTACAGTAAAACCGCCAAGCATCCGCACAAAGCTCTGGGCCTGGTCCTTACCGGCCTGCCCGGGGTCCTGCGGCAACCTGACGGTCACGTTTCCATATAAGGCGTTATCGCTTTGAGCGGTGTTAAGGATGAGCTTACGCACATCCGCGCCATTTTCTCGGACGTTTATCACATCCGCAACAAAGATACGGCCATTTCGCCGCTTCCCGAGAAGAACACCGGCGGTGTACGCGCTGCTGTCGCTGCGGCTGTTCTTGCGGAGTGCTTGCGGCAAGCCGTCCAGCTCGTCGGCTTCTTCAGGGGATGTTGCTGCTAAGTCCCATGCACGAACCCAACGAACAACGTCAGTCGGGGTGGCGTGGAACATCTGACCAATCTTAGATCGCTTGAAGTAGTGGCCCGCGGACCTGCGAATTTTCCAGTTGCCGTTCAAGAGCTGCTCTTGGTCGAACTCAGACATAGCCCTCAGAGCACCCATGTAACCGGGGTCGTGTTTCATCATGGCCTTGTTGTCAGACAGCTTGGCGCTGATGAAGGAAACGGATTTTACGTCCTCTTGGTCCTCCGGGGTGTAGAGGTTGAACGTCTCGTACAGCTCCTGCGGGGTGTCGGCCCAGTGGAGGATATTGTTTCGCCGCACGAAGTACCGCAGCTTTCCACACCGGCTCTCGTCAGCATAACCCGTTTCGGGGTCAATCCACCAGTCGATGAACTTCGCTACCCAGCTTTCTCCATCAGGGTTGCAGGTAGCGCGAATGTAGGGCTTAACCCCGCAGGTAGAACGGTTTCGGGAGAACATATAGAAAAACTGGCTCTCCGTAAAGTGGACAAGTTCGTCGAACATCAGGAGTGGGATCTGAGAACCCTGCCAGTTGTATTTCTCCTTCTCGTAGAACATATGGGCGAACGTAACCTTTGCGCCGGACTGGAATCGCCACTGCACATTTGGGGTCAAAACGTTCGTAGCCCCGAGATAGGGGTAAATCTCTTGGCTTGTGGCATACAAGCCGCCGGCGCTCATAATCTGTGGGCGGGATTGCCGGAATATCACAGCCTCGAACAGCTTGTTGTCGATGTGCCTCAGACATTCCAGCAAAAGCGCGTATGTCTTACCACCGCCCGCAGCCCCGCCGTAAATGCAGATGTCAGCCGGAGACCGCAAGAAAAGTTCCTGCTTGCCTTGCTGCGGACGAATGATGATGGACTTGTTTTCAGGCTCACTCTTTCTTCTTGCCATTATCACCAACCTCCGAATCTCTTTCAGGCAGATAGATTTGGACCTGCGGCTGAACAGAAATCGGCCCGCCGGTGATTTTAGCCTCGACAGCCTTCCTGTCATTGAAGAAGTCGCCGCCGTAAACCTTCAGGGCGTAAATGATGGCGGTAGTATCGCCGTTTACAACCCGCTCCATCAGCTTGTTCTGGCACATCGCCACAACGGAAAGGCGGCCCGAATCAATGGCCTTCTTCAGAGCGGGGTGCTCCTTTTGGAGCTTTTGCAGGGTACGTCGGGTGATGTCGAACGCGCTTGCGATTTCTTCCATCGACTTACCCTGCATTGACAGGGATTGCACGATGGCAAGGTTATTTTCGACCTCGCCAGCCTCTATCCACTGCTCGAACAGGTCCTTTCTTTTCTTCTCATTAGCCATACCTCTCCGCTACCTTTTCGATCAGGGCGGTCATCAGACCCACGTGCTTGTTGTGCTTAAAACCGCCGGGGTACTCGATGTTCAGCTCTTTTTCAAGGTATTCCTCGTAGACTTCACGCGGGAGCTGTTTCGGCCTCGTACAAGCGCAGTAGATGTAGCCAGCGTTACAGGCGAGGACGCCAACCTCCTCAAAATAGTTTTCGAGGAGAGAAACGTAGCTCTCTCGCGTGTGGAATTTCTGCTTGAACACAATGCCGTTCGTAACGCCCAGCGTATAGTTCTTGTCGTCCAGATACCAGAGGCAATCCCCCGCGCCGGCAGACAGCTTAGTCTTGTCGTAAGCCTTTTCCACATAGGCGAGATTACGGGTGCAAGTGACCAAAGTGCCATCGGCCTTCAGAACGGCGTTGCAAGCGGTAAGAACAGCTTTCTCAAACTCGTCATCCACGACGGAATTGATGACGGCCTCCAAGACACAGTAGTCAAACAGGCCGCGTGATCTGACCGCCCGCTCCGCGTCGAGGATATTGGCGATGATGCCCTTCATGTCCAGCTTATTTGCGCCCTTCACCATCAGGGAAGGCTCATAGGCGTGAATGTCATAGCCCTTGGACTTCAGCAGCTTGACGTAAGCCATTCGGCCAGCCCCAATGTCGATGATACTATCGGACTTCTGCAAACGCGGAATCAGATACTTCTCATACAAGACGGAGGAGTTGGACTGCCGGCCATCTGTACTCAGGCGCTTCGGCTGCGCAAGGAACTGGTGGTAGGTCTGAACACCGAGGTTGTCGAAGTTGTATTTGCCATATTCGACGCCCATGCACTCCAAAAACTCCGGCACATCCTCGTTGCGGATGGCGTAACACAGGACGCCGTAGCCCAGCTTCTTGGAGCAGTAGGCATACTCAGAATTGAGGATGACGTTACCGTCGCCGTCGGTGACGATGCTGCCCCACTCGCCGTAACGGGACATCAGCTTGGTGATTTCGGAACAGATGAGCACATTCTTCGGCTCGCTCTCGATTTTGATTTTGTCAGACGGGCAGTAATGGTAGCCGCCCACGGTGAACTCCTCAACGCGGACAGTAGTCTTGCTCGTCTCAATCGAGTTGTGCATGAGGTTGAACAGAATCTCGTCCTGCAAATTCGGGCTGTTGATTCTGATGCAGGGCAGGTATTCCAGCCCGATTGCGGTAGCCGCCTTTTTGCGCTGGTGGCCGGCGGTAATGACGTTGTTCGAGGCGTTGACAATCAGAGGCTTCACCATACCGAACCGACGGATGCTGTGCTGCAACGCCTCTAACGCCTCGGGCGTAATGGAGCGCGGGTTGTACTCAGACCCCGTAACCTCGTCGATGGGTACTTTTTCTACGAAGTCAATCACGATTCTCAACTCCTTTCAGCAGGTAATCGGCGAAGCTGCCGGACAAGATAGCGCCGGAATCAATGTACTCCTGATACTTCTCGTTCAGCCGGTCCAGCTCTACCTGCGAAATGAAGAAAGACACGTCGCCGAATCGGAATTGGCAGAACGGCAGGACCGCTCTCGATTCCTTTTTCTTCGGCTCCACGCTTTCTGTCTCTTGCGGGATTTCGATGTTTGTCCCCTCCGGGGTAACATCTGCGGTGAAATTGTGTACCGGGGCGGCATCATCCCGTGCCGCTTCTGGCGCTTCGGGAATACTCGGTTCAACTTCAACATCATCGCCTCCAACTACATCGGGGCTGTGGATGGTGCTCACCTGCGGCTTTTTCTGCTTAGGTTTATCATTCACGCCCATGAAATTGAAAGCGGGGATCTTAATTTCAGCCTGCTCAGGCTCGATGTCAAAGACCTCCGCGCTCAACTCGAAACGGTCGAGCAGGAGCTGGTTCTTTTCCAGCGTGAGGTCAACTCGGGACAGCTCGGATTTCAGCTTCTCGAAGTCCCAATCGCTGTATTCGCTGGTCTTGTTGTCCACCAGCCGGAACAGGTTGATTTGCTCATCGGTCAGTTCGTCTGCGATGATACACGGGACCGTCTGAATACCCATTTCCCGGCAAGCCCGCACACGGGTGTGGCCGCACACGATGGTGTAGTTCATGTCCACAACGACGGGGAACAGGAAACCGAAACGCTCAATGCTGTATTTTACTTTCTCGACGGCGAGGTCATTGTTGCGCGGGTTGTTCTCGTATTCCCGCAGCCGAGAAGTGGAAATCTCTCTGATATTCATTCCTCTTTACCTCCCGTCAGGAACAGAACAAACCCCAGGTAGGTTTTGTTTCTGCCGATATAGTCATCGTAGACCGCTTTCAACCGGTTGTACTCATCCTCCGTAAGCGGCAGCTCGTTGTTACCGAAGATGAGGCACTTGTGTTCGGTGAAGAATTTGCGGTCGCGGTTAGGGGTAAAGAACGTGGTTTTGAAGTTCGAGCCGATACCGCTCAGCTCCTGATGGAGCTTGCCAACGTCCCACGTAGAATACTCGTGGCTCTTGTTGTCCACGATACGGGCCAACTTCGCGTCTTCTTCGGACAGATTCTGGATGATGCAGGGAACTTCCTCCATGCCGAGCCGCTTTGCGGCTTTCAGGCGGGTGTGGCCTGAGATGATGACGTTGTTGGCGTCAATGGTGATTGGGTTAAGAAACCCGAATTCTTGGATGCTGTCAGCGACTTTCGCCACGCCGGCATCATTTCGACGGGCGTTTCCCTCATACTCGATGAGTTCATCCACCCGTTTGTAGACTATCTCCATGTCTTGTCCTCCTTGTTCTGAGCATAAAAAAAGGGAGCCTCCACACAAAAACGGAAGGCTCCCTGATTTCACCTATTCAATTTCCGTTAATACAGCCCCCACTCCGCGAAAGCCTCAAAGCCTCCGACGGACTGGATGTGATGACGAGCGATCTCCACGATTTCCTCGTAAGGCTTGCCGTCAATGGTGTCATCCCCGATGGCGCAGCACAACTCGACAGGCTTGCCGGTCTCCTGCGCTTTCAGGAAAGCGTAGATGTTGACGGACACGTCCGCTTTGGACAGGTCCTTGCCGTGCAGCCCGCCGCCGGTGACGGAATCGGCCATATCGGAGCCGAGCTTGCGGTTGGTCGCGCCGGTGTCCACATCAGTGCCACCGGTCCAGTCGCCCAGCGGATTGATTTCCGCTGTCGGGTACAGCTTCTCGATGTCAGCCCTCGTAGCGTTGCTCTGGCAAATGATGAGCCTGTCATCGTCGAGGATGTACTTTCCGTCAAACGGGTGGGCGGCGTAAATGTCGCGGGCAATCGCGGCGAGCGTTTTCTGCTCATCCGTAAGCGGCATCCCTTTGAAGATGCCGTTGTCGCCGCAGCGGAAGCCCTCGCTCTGGTTGTCGGCGAGGTGAGCATCCTGCGGGACAATGGTCAGGTCAATCTGGATAAGACCGGCGATGCGGCGAATGGCATTATGAATGGCCCTGACCGCCTCCGGCATGAGCAGCGGAGCAGAAGTCTCAACGATGACGTGGCACACGCCATGCCCGATGAGAACCTCCACGGCGATCTTCGGGTCGGTCTGGACCTGATAGGCCAAGTCCACAATCGCGCCGGCGATGCGGTCAGCAATCTTGTCCGGGTGGGACGGGTTTACTTTCTCAATCAT